GGTCTACAGGGGACGCCTGCCGCGTCGTCGCAATTTGGAGGTGCCAAGTGAAAACAATCACGATGATGGAACTTCGTAAGTCGCCGGGAGAATATGCCTTCCGTGTACGTGCCGATGGGGAGACATTCGTCATCACCTATCAGGGCAAACCTTGCTTCAAGATGGTCCCAATCGACGACACGATAATTGTGCGGTCCGATGGGACAATCAAGGGGCAAAAACCCCTCACCATGGGAATCAATCTTGGCGGCGAATACGGAGCGTTTCAATGAACCCGGAACTCATCATCAGCGCCGTTGGCGGCGTTATCAGCCTCATCAACACCGTTCTGCCGCTGATCCACAAGGGCAGTGCTGGAAGCACCGCAATGGGAACGGTGGTCGATACCATCATCAAGCTTGAGCCGCTGGTGACGGATCAGGTCGGCACGCTCTACACCGGCATCAAGAACATCATTGCATCGGTCAGCGCGCATCCGGCCACGACTGCGGATCAGATGGCGGCGCTTCGTGCGTTTGACAAACAAGTCGACGACGCATGGGCAGCGGTCGAGGGCCAACTGGACCCGGACGCGGCATGACCACGCGCGCCATCACCCATTATCTGGATGGACGCCAGCAGGAATGGGCGCTCAGTGTCGCGCTGGTTCTGGTTGGCGTCGCCATCCTCGTATGGCCCAAGGTGGCGCATGGTAGTATTTTGGCCGTTCTGGTCGGGTCGATTGGCCCGATATTGACTGCGCTTCTATTCGTCATGACGGGACTAGCCGGCATGGCTGCGCTGATTGCCAATGGCAACTCTCTCCGGCTTGGCCCTCACATCCGCTCAATTACCGCGATAGTCCGCATGGTAATTTGGGCATCGTTCACCCTTTCAATGGCCCGCGTATCGATCGAGCAAGGCTTCCCGTCCCCGATGGTGTTTTTCTTCGGCGTGTTCACGATAGCGGAAGCGTACACACCATATCGGGCAGTTCTCGATGTCAGACTCGATAGCTAACGCGTCGAACGCTCTGGCTACGTGGCCCGTCTGGAACGCTCTGTTTCTGGTCGTTGTGGCAATGGCGGGGATTTATATGAGGTATCTTGGGCGGAAGGATCAGAAATCCGGCATCGGCGGGGTTGAAGTGCCGATGTATCTGATCGTCCATGACGTGGCCAAGGCCGTTGGGGTGATTGAGGATGAGGCCCGCAAGCAAACTGTGTTTCTGGCCGAAATAGCGAAGAGCAGCGCTGCCATCAATCATAGCCAGGTACGAACGCATCAACTGATCGAGGACATGCGGAACGTATCCGAGCTCCACCCTAGGGATGATAGGTGATGCCGACATTCCTGCGCGGTTGCTGATGTCAGGAACCGTCGAATGGGCAGTCCTGATTTTTCTCGGGGGGATTGCGGCCGGTTCAATGACGCTTGCTTGGGCGGCTCGTGGGATATTGGCGCGTTTCGAATCAAAATACGACGCCTCGCTGGCGGCACTATCTCGGGATGTGCAGGACCGGAACTTCCTCGTCAAATACGATCTGGCGATTGCGCGGCTTGAGAAGGATTTAGAACATGACAAAAATAATCTGAAACATCATGCGGTCATGTCTGGGGAAATGCACGACGATCTACTGAAGGTTCAATTTGAACTCGCCCGGCTTGGGAAGTTGGTTAATGGCAAGTAGGGTTACTGATGAAATGAGTGGTCATTGGCCAGCATCGCTAGGGTGTGGTGCGTCGAACAAAGCTTTGTCATACGCTAAAAGCTTGCAACTCGCGCACTTTTTGTTTTCTTTACTGACCAAAGTTGGCGTACCGCAATCCTCGCAAAATGATCGCCACTTCGCGTTTTTGCTGGCCGCTATCTGTCGCGCGGATAGCGTTGATTTATTATTCCCTTTCATGGCGGCTCTCTCCATGTTCGCTTAGGATCGCTGGCGCCGCGCCCGGAACAGCACGCGAAACGGCCAAGGCAAATCAACCATCTTGAATCGTCCGTCCCGCTTCTGCTCAGTCTCGACAAAGGTCTTGAATTCCATTTCGTGCACTAAGCCGCAATCGCAGCACTTCATCAGGTAGCCCTTCATGACCGGGGCTTGCCAGTCGCACCATCCGCCGCGGCGCTCAATCATCTTTTTGAATCGGGCCATGTTGCTGCCTGTTTAGGACTGGCGATGCTCAAGATGGACGACGGCCGCCATCCCCTTCGCCGTAATGAATAGGTCGGGCATTTCGGTCGGCCCACGGTTGACAACAAGCCCGGCCTTAAGTGCATCGCCATAACCGCAGCATCTGGCGGCACAGGTGCTCAGCGAGCCGGTTTTGCGGTTGTAGCTTGCCAGCCACTCCAATTGCTCTCGGGTCATGGTTGATCCCCTGCTCAACATCGAAAGACCCCTAGACGTCCCCGCCCATCGGGCAGCCGCCACGCATTACGGGCGCTGCGCATTGACCGCCGTTCTTGAACACCCGCTTGCAAGAGGGGCATTTGGAGAGGCTGGCCGATGATGGTGTTTCCCGATAAATCCCGCACATCATGCATCGCTGATTCTGACCGTCCGTCTCAGGCCATATTTTCCAGTCGTGCGGACAACTGAGCCCCTTGAGCACTGCCGCATCCAGTTGTCGGCGAAATGCATCGCTCATTGTCGCATCTCCTGATCCACAACCATCCAGACAAGGGCGCCATCAGCCGCGTCATCGTCAGGGTCCAAGCCGCGTCGCTTGCATTCCTCCCGGGCTTCAATCTCGCGCTCTTGCTCCGGCGTGATGTCATAGTGGCCGCTGTCAATTAGGTGGTCGCCGTAAGTAATACCCATTTTAGCTCCTTTCTGTCCCCCGATCTTCGGTCAAAGGATCGTTAGAGTACCTTGTCGAGGCTGGCCAAGATCGCCAGCCACTTCTCTTTGTCATCGTATTCCGAAGTCACCTCGCCAGCCGCAGTCGTATACTGAATCGTGAACTTGGCTTGCCGCTCCTGCACCCACGACTGCACCGCGTAGACTGGCCGTTGCAAATGCAGATGCAAGATGCCGCCGAAGCGTATCTTGATGCATTCGTAGCTGACAGATACTTCCGGTGCCATGGCCTACCTAATTATCGTGGTTCAATCTTAGTGTTTCTTCATAGATGTGTTGCTGCGAGCGGGTTGCGGCCTCTTCTGCGATCCGTTTGGCATCTTCTTCGGATACCCACGGATAGCGATCTATAATTTGCTCGGCGGTCATAGGGTCCCTCGGTGTTCGGTCAGGATCGCTTTGCTCTGGCGATATATTTCTTGATGGCAGAAAGGACTGGCGCGTGCTGCCCGTCGTGGTCAGCATCCAACGTGTAGTAAATGCACGATCCAAAGTGCCCATTATATTCGACGTCTCGCACGCCCGGCAGTTTGTCGAGTTGAGCGAATAGATCGGTACCGTCGATCAGTCTGGCCTTGTCCAATCGGACAATTGCGCGAAAATCATCAACGGGCAACTGAATGGCAAAGGACACGGCTGTTATTTCTGGGGTCACTTGGGCTCTCCATTCGTCACAGCGTCACTCTTCTTCGCAAATATCGTTGAGTGCATCTTCAACGTCGGTCCCTTCGATGTTTTCGTAGGCGACCACGGCCATACTCCACATCGACTGTTCCTGCGGGTGGGTTGCCTGGTCAAAGCGGTAGCCGGGTTCCACCTGATAACCCATCATGCCGTAGAACACGCGGGCAAGGGCGTTCGCGTCGTCAACGATCTCGCGAGAGGTTCGGAAGGTTTCGGTTTCTACACTCATGGGGATTCCTCTATGTCTACTGATGATCGTGGTTGGTCATTACCCGATCAATCTGTTTCATTTGCCACTCCAGCAGTAGCCTCGGAGCTTGCAGTTCGTGGTCGCCCATCGGGTGAACAGACATGGCGTCGCATTCGATCAACTCAATCAGGTTATAGGCAAATTGCCGAGCGAGTTTTGGCATGGTTCGGATGGATCGGTGGAGATTGCGGGCGAGATCATCAAGGTCTGAGTTCATTGTCATTCCATCCGTTTTTGATATTTTGGCGATGGCTTGTCGCGCGGCGGCGGTGTGGAAATGATGGCCCCGGGCAATTGACCATCGCATGGCGCGCTGACCGTCGTTACCAGACCATCGCGGGTCATGACGTTGAACGTGCATTTCTCTGGCGTCAAGATTTGATCGGGGCGGTATTTGCCGCAGTCGTAGATTGGCACGCCGTCGACCATTGCGGTCGGGCGGCATTCGTATGCTGGGCCGATGGTCAAGTGCCCAGTGAGGGTGAGGATAAGGACGGCGGATTTCATTTTCGGACTTGCGTATCGGTTCGGGTTGGTCGTAAGTTCCGGTTGCGGGGAATGTCGCCCCAGAACCCGCGCTTTGTAGTCCTCACCTTCGGCCCGAGCGGGAATCGCTCGGGCCGTTGGCGTTTCGATTTACCTGATGGTTCGGTCCGGCCCACGGTTCCGCGCGGAGATTGGCCAGAGTGCCGACCTTGCCTTCGATCCTCTGCAATATCCGGAATATCGGCGCGTAGGCTTCCTCAAGGCGGATTGCGAGGATTTCACTGATGCCTGACCGGATCAGTTGTTCCTCGTATCTGATATTCGGTCGTGGCCCGATTGAGAACAGCCGCCAGTCTGTCAGGGCTGTGGCGACGTGTTGCTGCCATTTTTCCCGCGCGGTCAACTTTATCTCCGAATCGAATTGATGACAGTGGCGATATCGTCTGCGGTTTGCTGGGACCGCAGGCGGACGTTGGATAGAACCGAATTGCTGCCGGACGGTCTCATGCTGGCGGACCATCTCGGCCGCTTCTTCCATCGGCATGAACTGGATGAGGCTGGCGCGGTAGACATCCTCGCTAAATTCACCATCGCGGTATCGCTGGGATAGCGCGTCGATGAGTTCCGCTATGTCGCGTTCGTGGTAGGCCATTATTTTCTGGTCTCCAGAAACCATGATGCCGTTATGTAATGAACAATTGGGATAATAGCCCAGACTGGAGTTCCAAAAAAATGCAATGCTATTCCGACCGCAGAGGCCAGAAAGAGGGTGAACAGATAATCACACCATCCACATGGATATTCGCTGCCGGCCATTACCATCCCGCCCATTTTGTGGTGCCGTCCAGCGCTATTTCTGCGTACTCCATCGGTCGTTGGCGCGGATGTGAATGATAGTCCGGACGGTCACTCCATGCTTGTTCGCCAGCCGTTGGGCCAAACCCGGCGGCGCCCGGGTCAAACCCCGCGCTTTCTGCAGCTTGTCGGCCATCTTGTAGACCTTGCGGATTTCGCGGACCTGGGCCAGCGTAAGTATTGGATTGATGGCGGAAGATAGGGCCGCCCGAGGCGAGTATGGGCGTTTGCTGAACGGCCGCTTCTTTGGCATAGAAATACCCTTCAAGGTAGGCGAGGCGCTTCTCGACCGATAGCCGATCAATCGTGGCGTTGGCATCGTCCAGTTCGGCGGCCATGGCGTGCATGGCGGTGAGTTGTCTCGGCATATCGGAGAGCCGGTGTTCCAGTTCCACGACCATCGCGTTTTTGCTGGAAATGTCGCTGACTAGTGCCATGATGCGCGCCTCCATCGTTGCCATCTGGCGGCGCTGCCAGCGGATGGTCACGGCGGGCGATTCGTCGCGTGGGCGTCGGGGGAATGGCATTATGCGCGGTCCTTCGCATAGTGAACGGCCGGAACGGGCATCGCGCCCATCTCCTTGAGCTTTCGCAACAGCGCCAAGCATGCATAGGCGTCGGCCTTAGCCGTGTGATCTCCGAACTCCTCCATGTGGAAGAAAACGCAAGATTCCGACAGCGACGGCCACTTATATCCGCCGCGATTGCCCCGAGGCGGTATTTTGCAGATGTCAGTCAGCGCCCGCATGGTGCAGATGTTCGGCGCGCGCTCGAAACGGTCATCCATGCCGGCGCGGCGGAGTTCGGCGCGGATTTGCTTCGCATCGTGCTGCGAGTTGTGACACGCCATGATGCGCCCGTTGTCGACGGCGCTGGAATATTCGTTGAGGGCCTCCGTGATCGGAACGCCGTGTTCGTTGAGAAATTCCGTCGTCAGGCCGTTGACCTTCGTTGCGCCCTCAGTCATTTCCCATCCGTCGGGCCGGATATAGACCGAGTATTCCTTCTCGACCTCCAAAGCCGCATTGACGAAAAGCATGGTCAGGGACGCCATGCGCGGCTGTCCGTCGGCATCGGCCGGTTCCTTGTAATTAAATAACCCTGTGCCCTCGGTGTCCGTCACAATGTAGCCGGGATGGGGTTCGGTGGCGGCGGTTTCTGTCTGAGTATCGTCCATGTCGCTCATTGTTGTCTCCTTGGGGTTAATCGAACAGATTGGCGGATGCGGTAGCGCCGCCGCCGGTAACGTGTACGAGTTCGCGGGCATTGAGGCGTTGCAGATAGGCGTCGCGGCTGGATCGCTTGTATCCGGTGGCTTCGTCTATTGCGCCGCGTGGAACGTGGTCGGGGTATTGCTGGATGAGAATATCAAGCACCTTGCGCTCGCCTTCGGGCAGGGTCCGGAGGACGTGATCGCGGAGCGCGGCTCCAGTCGGCAGCGGATTGAAGTCGTCGCCAAGGGCCGCCACGCCTTCCGCGCTCGCCTCGATACGGTCACCGCGAGCGAATGATAGATACCCGCGTTCCTTGAGCCGCTGGATATAGGCGTCCCTGGATGACCGCTTATAGCCCGTGAGGACGGTAAGCTGCTGGCGGGTGACGCCGTTGGGGTGCTGCGCTGCGGCGATCAGGCAGGCGCGCTCGCCTTTGGGCAGAGCGGCTCCGTTGGCATCAGCTTTTGCGCCCTTGTAGATGTGCCGGACATGCGGTTGGCTGGTGATGTCGGTTCCCGTGCGGGCGTCGATCACGCGGCGGGCTGGCACCACGACATTGACGGGCTTGGGGCGCATCCCCTGAGCATCGTCAAAAGCCTTATCGGCGAGCCGCTGGGCCTCCTTGACGGCCGCCAGCGTGGCCGCCTCAAGTTCCCGCATGACGTCGACGATGTGCTGGCGGCCGGCCGATATGCCCTCCTGATAGGCTTGGTTCCTGATGGTTTGACGTTCTTCCTCAGCCAATGGCGCGGGAACCGCTGGCTGGCGGGCCACATCTGCCCGTAGGCGCGTTATTTCAGCCCGGAGAGCCTTCAGGTCGTTCGCCTTGGCATCCGCCTCCAAGGCCGTCAGGCGACCCTTGAGGGCATCCAGATTGACTGGGGCTAGCTCCGGCCCCTTGCCGTCGCCGATATCGGGGGCGCGGCTGCTATCGAACGTGGTCGGCAGCGGGAACCGGACATGGCGCAGCACGTCGTCCTGCGGCGACCATACCCATGCCTCGCCGGGTTTGAGCGACGGCAGTGATGCGATGATTTCCCGGCCCTTCTGGGGGTCGGCTTGATCTGCAATCCAATCGGCGATGGCCTTGCGGTCCTGCGGCGCCATCAGGCGCATGGCGACAAGGCTCTGCGCTTGCGTGAGGCTGTCCTTGTGCAGCTTGGCCGGTCGCTGCGATATCATGGCGATGCGCAGCCCACGGGACCGGCCCAGCGAAACCAGATTGTTGCCGGCGTGCAGCATCGCTGGCACCGCGCCTCCGACGGCCGCGCCAGCTTGCGGCATGAACAGATGGGCCTCGTCGATGACAAGGTGCATCGGTCCCTTGTTTTTCCGGCGGATAGCCTCGGCGAATTCGGTAAAGAACGAGGTCCGCTCCGAAACCGTCATCAGCGACATATCGAAGATGGCCGAATCGCTACTGGTCGCGAATGTCTCCGCCAGCACAACGGCATCCCGCGCGCGCAACGGATAATCGGCATGGTCCCCGCCGAAAATGTAAATCGGGAAGCCTTTGCCTTTGCCGTCCGCTTTCAGTCGAAGTCCCCACCAAGCAGAAGTTGGGTCCAGAATGCAAACCCGGTGCCCAGCCGCCAATGCGGGCTCAACCAACCCGCGTTTTGCAGCACTTGTTTTTCCGGAACCCGTGGCCCCAAGAAACGCGATGTGTTTTCCGATGGCGCCGGCAGGTATTAAATCAGTCATGGGCCCCTCTCACTTTCTGGTGGATAAGTCGCCAGACAGAGGACTGGCTGATGCCGTATAGCGCCGCAGCGTCGCGCTGTTTCGTCTTGCCGTCGGCCATTAACGATCTGAGGTCAGCTACCTGCCGGTCTGATAGTGTCGCGACGCGGGAGGATTGCGCCACGATATCCACATACCTCACTTCGCTAATAAAATGGCTGGCATCGATGTGGATCATTCTGGTTCCTCATAGGCTGATGCGGGAGGCGAGGGGCGGTCGTCCAGCGGAGGGCCATCGTTTGACGGCCATCCGGATTCGGTTCGGCGATTGCGGTCCTCGATTTCAGGCAACAGCGTTGTTGCGTCAAAGCCGAGTATTCGCGACAAAACCCAGAGAGCCCGGTTTTTGAAACGCTTGAACGGTTCCTCCGCCATTGACGCGAAGTTGATGCTTTTCGGCAAAAATATCATGCGTCCATCAACCAAGCGAAGCGGCCTTACGTGATTTACGGCGACCTTAAGTGCGTCCAAGAGCGTGTCCTCATCGGGGTATTCGGGTAGATGGTCGGAAGCCAAGTGCAGAATTGCAAAAAAATGGCGATGGTTTTTGGGACTTCTTGGCTTGCGCCAGTCCACGAGGATTTCCTTTCCCTCGGGGATGGCTTGCATCCATTCCTCGGCGACAAAATCGGCGGGGACGAGACAATTGCCCCGCCGAATAAACGCTTTGGCATCGAGGTCGGCCATATCAGTCCCCGCCGAGCCGCTTTTCGTGCTTGTTGAAGATACCTTGGGCCGCGTCCGAATCCGGCGGGAATTCCAGTTTGGCGGCCAGCGGTTCGCAGACCTGATCCCAGACGCCTTGCAGCATATCGGGGTCGTCGACGGCGGCGAGTTCGGTATCAATCAATTTTAGAATTGCCTCGGGGTCCGTCGGCGCGTCGGGTGCGTCGCCGTCCATATCGCCGGGCGCGTTCATATCGGCCGGCGGCGCGGCTTTCTTCGCGGCCTTTTTCTCTGCCTTTTCCTGTGCGTCCCGGAATGCCTGCATGACTTTCTCAATGGTTTTTTTGACATCACCGGCAACCGAAGGCTTGCCACGGGCCAGCTTTCCGAGAGGTTCGTTATTGAGGTCGATCCATTTATACAAAACGGAGATATCCGGCGAAGTGCGGATGAGGTCCTGATACTTGGCGGCCCATGTGTCGTAGGTCTCGCCCGTGCCTGGGATTTTGTGCGGCTGCGGCCCCGGGTCGGACGGCCCATCGTCCTTTGGCGCGGGCGCGGCCGGTTTCGGTGCCGTGGTTCGCGGCGGGCCGGAACTGATCGGGTCGGCCTTGGTCTCCTTCGGCTGGCGCGGCGGCGGGGTGCCGTCGCGGGCTTCCTCGGGTTCGGTTGGGGCCGGTTCGGACTTCGGCGGGGCGATGGCGCGCGGCGGTCCCGCATCCTTGTTCCCGGTCGTGGCGGCATCGGTCACGGCTGGCATGTCGACGCTGAGATCGTGTACGTTGCGTCCGATCATTTCCTCGGCGGTGAGCTCGTTGCCGATTTCCTCGGGGAACGCGCGGCGGAGCGCGGCGGCCTCGGCGCATTTCTCAAGCTGGCCTTCGGGCCGTTCCTGCCACATCTTATTCGGCAACTCGCTGGCGCCCTGCGTGGCGTAGGTCTCAAGCCACGCGACTTTCGGCCCGACGAACTTGCACCGCGATCCATCAACGATGCGATAGACCGTGATGCGGCACCATTCGGGGAATTCCATATCCACTGCCGCGTCTTTCCACTCGCCCTTTTCCTTCACCCGGCCCTTGAATGTCATGGTGATGGGTTCGCCGAACTGCGCTTCGTCGCAGCCGGCATATCCCTTCGTTCGGGATGCGGTGGTGCGCAACTCGCTGATGCCAGGCCAAACGGTTTCGACCATCGCGCCGCGACCGCTATCCCACATGGGCACGATGTGAACCGGCCGCTTCATGATATCAAGGCCGCGCGACTTGCAATAGGACAGCGCCATCACAATCGAGTCGGCGGTTTTGGCTGCCGGGAAGATAGCCTCAACGAGGACCTTCCACGTTCCCTTATCGAGGCCAAATCTCTCCTCGATCGCCGGGTGATACGGCAGGCGCGCGGGCTGGAAAATCGCGACCTCGCCTTTGCTGGTTGACTGATCGGCGACGGTATCGGTTCGTTCTGCGGTCTGTGTCTGCACGGCGTCGCCTTTCGGTTTGTTTTTGATTCCGGGTGGTCGGCCCATTTTTAGCTCCTGTTAAAACGGCATATCATCGTCATCGTCTGCCTTCGGACGATTGGCGGCAATCTGATTGCGGACGGCCTTGAGTTCCAAGTCCGCTTGCGCGACGGCCCCGCGCAACTGGTCGCGCTGGCGGTAAAGCTGGTTGACTTCCTCGCGGAGCGATTCGGGATCGGCGAGAACCGGCGACTTGCCGTCTACCTGCGACCGCACCCATACCGATAATTCGAGCAAGATATCTTCGGGAACGTCGCCGTCCAAGACGGATGCCTCAGCCTCTACGGCTTGGTGCGAGTAGCCGGGGCCGGTGACAAGCTTGCGGTAACGAACTGCGGTGATAATCATCTGACATCTGCCTTTTCTTCCACGGTTGCGCACGGTGTATCTATCCCTGCGTCTACGGCCTTCTGTGCAAGGTTCATAAAAAGATTGTAGACCTCGGGCATCCCGCCGAATTGATGCCACGCTTTCAGCAGATCGATTTTGGTCACGACTTTCTTGGTGCGGACGCTCGCGGTTCGGCCGGACCCGCCCTTGATCTGCGCGGACGGCGCTGGCGTATTCGCCATCGGCTTGGCCTGAACGGGCTTGGGAGGCTCCGGAGCGAGTTCGCCAGCCACAAGGGCCGCCGCAGCCGCTTTATCGAATTCATCGCGGGCGCGCTCATTGGCCTCGTCTGCGATACGTTGGGCCTCAATGGTGGCCTGCCGCAGGTTCTCCCGCTTTACGTCCTCCCAAGCCTCTTGCGCCTTCCGGATATCACTAGCCCCATCGGCGGCAGAATCCCGCAGCGGGAACCAAACCTCGCGGATGCGCTTCTGTTCGTCCAGCAGCGGCCGGTTCAAAGCCTCGTATGCCTTGGTGGCCTTGCCGCTTAGGCCGGTCAGAGCGCTGCGGAGGGTCTGAGCACGCGCGGCGGCTTCGTCGCTCTCGATGACCTTGTAGGCATCCAGGCCAGCCCGTGCGGCTGCAATCTCGGCCTTGAGCGAGCCCGCAGGGTCCGTCTCGGGGTCGATCTCGGGGCCTTTGGCGGTCGCGGCGGCGCCAGCGTCGTTGTCCAGCCACGCGCCTGTGTCCATCCGGTGCCAGTATGCCTCCGACGTGATCGGAAATCTTGAAGCATACGGCCACGTCTCAAACATCCGCAGCGGGTCCTGCGGCTGGCGGCCGTTGATGTGGCACCTTTGCTCGCCCGTTTCGGCGTCCTTCCAGTAGGCGACGGGTTCGAATGTGCCGTCCTTTTTCTTCTGCCTATAGAATCCACTCTCGGGCGAATCCGCGCTGATCTGTCCGCGCGTTCCTTTAAGCGCGTTTTCCCACCACAAAAATTCACTTTCAACTTTAGACATGGGTCCACTTCTCCCTGCGGACGATTAAAGAAATCATGCGTTGTGACACGCCAAATTCGGCGGCTAAATCAACCTGCCGAACTATCCCCGGCTTATACCGTGCGCGGATTTTAACCACTTCATCATCGGTCAATTTGGATGCTGGATTATCCTCGCCCTCCAAATAGGGAACCAGCCCCAATGCGTGAGCATGGCGAACATTCCGCACAGGGGTGCACCACTCCAAATTGGACGGGAGATTATTCGATTTAACGCCGTTCAGATGGTTTGTGTAGGGCATGTTTTCCGGGTTCGGAATGAACGTTTTGGCAATGACGCGGTGGACTTTGATGAACTTGCCGCGAACCCGTATTCGAAAATACCCCCTATCTAATTTTTGCGTGTAGACCATTCCGTCTGCGCTCCGACGGATTCTACCCATCGTACTGGCATCAATCATCACGCCGTTATATTCGCCCGCGCATTGCCACTGTTCGTCGGCCGATATCTGGCCTCGGGTGCCGGCGAGGGCGGCGGTCCACCATGCATATTGGTCGGTCAATATCGCGTCTCCTGCTTGGGATTGGTTTCATCTATCGGTGCGGGGTGTTTATTGAAAAATGGGTCATCGGCGCGCCAAGCGACGCTTCCATCCAGAGATGTTGCGTTGCCCGGATAGTCAAACATTTTGCGACATGCGGCGCTGTATTGCTTCGCTGTGCAAACGGCATATTTATCGACATTGCAATATGCGACGTGTGCTGCGAAACGGTCGTGACTCCAAACCCGACAGAGTGGCGATGCGCCAAATATGGCAGTCGCAATCGCGGCAATCGCCAACGCGCTGATACCAAGAGCGATAAGTTTACGCACGGCTGAATTTCCTTTTCTGCGTCCCGAACCCTCGGGATTGAATTTTGGCCCGCGCCTCTTTCGGCAAGCGCGGCCGGATGGTGGTGCGGGGTTTTCGCGCGTGGCCGCCGTCGCCTCCGTATTCGAGATAAAGCCGCGCCGCGATGTCGAACGGGTCCAGACTGTGGGTCTGCCAGAACTCCGATTCGTTCATGGAATGTTGTTCGTCGTGGTGAAATCGGCACATTGGAGTTGAGTGCTTGTCGTGGGGCTTCATGCCCTTGGCGAAAAGCCCGATGCGTATATGGCAGGGGTCTGTCATACCGACCGCGCCGCAGATGCAGCAAGGTTTGCCCTTGAGGAAGGTCAAAAACCCTCGGTCGTATAGACGTGGCTGTTTTGGGCGGACTTGGGGCACGGCCTAATTCCCCGGGAACGCCAGATAGTCCTGAGTTGGTTTATCGGGTCTCCTATTTGCAACCCATCCATCGGGACGCGGTTCGCAAAGAGCCTCGACGCCAATATGTCTCGCCTCCAGCAAGCACCACTCGCTGTAGCAACGATAAACCACTTGGAGGTCCTGCGGCTGACCCTGCAACACTAATATCAGTTCCTTGACGGTCATTTCTTTTTCCTCGGTTTTCCGGTTTTCTTCGCCGCCTTCGCAACCGCTTTCACGAGGTCGCGTTTCATCGGCTTGGGGATCGGCGCCCGTTTGATGAGCGCCTGCGCGCGGTCGTATCGCGCCTCGCGTTGCTCGCGGAGTTTTGCCTCTCGGGGGCCAATTTCTCTCGTCATGGTCGCTCCGATGAAATCTTGAGCCAGATTTTCAGCGCCGCACTAGCTGCAGCTTCATGCGTCCGGAATACCTTGGCGCGGGCCGAATTGCCGCTGAGGATATATCCGTGTCCGACAACTTGAGCGGTGTATCCAGATGACCGCGAATTCATCGCAGTTTGGATTTTTCCGTTCTCAGTGATCTGGCAATAGTTGTTGATGCCGGTGCGATAGGATTTGAAAAGCACGCCTTCGACCGTGCGCCGACCGCTGCAAAGCTGATATCCCGGGTCAATGAGTGTCTTGCTCATGGCGTAATCACCCAAAATCCGAGGATGCAAATCAGGATGATGGCCCAAGCCCCGGCGTGGGCGATTTTCATCCCCACATACGCCGCTGCATCAAGCGCGTTCGGCTCTCTGTCTATTCTGGGCAGTTCGTCGCTGAGAAGCCTGACCATTTCGTCGGGCCATGTGTCGGAGGGGTCGCGGTTCATTTCCTCATTTCCTTCATCATGTTTTCCCAAAAATCTTCGTTCTTGGCGTCAACGTCAGTGATTTTGAAAACGACTATTGTGTCGCCGTCGCGCCAAACGTCACCATGGGATTGCACCATTTGATGGATGGCGCTTGCCACGTTCCGTTCAAGATCAACGCGCCGATACTCTTCCTCGTCGCCGCCGTTGTGTAATACAATCCGGAATGGCATGGTTCTAATCCGGCATGCCCTGATACACGGCCTTTTCGGTGGTGTAGTCGTTGATGGTGTTGGCGAACGCCTGCGCGATGTACTCAGCAGCGGCGCGGTCGACGGCATGGAAAACCAGCGTGTCGATGCTGCGCGGCATATCCTCAAATCGAGTAAGGCGCACGTTGTAGACGGCGGACTTGTCGGTGAGGATTTCCTTGTCGACGAATATTTTCACAGAAACACTCCCATTGTGATGAGCCAAGCCACGGCGAGGGCCGCAGCGGCGATGCTGAAAGACTGGATGCGGGCGGCGGAGGTCACGACATTTCACCCCATTTTGTATCGGGGATAAATCCGCATTTCTCTGCGAATGCGCGAGCCTGCTGCTTGGTACGAAATCCAGCCTTGTCGCAATTCTCGATCGCGCGGGCCGGATCAAATGGCGGGCTTTTGTCATCTATGGTGTATGGGGCTGTTTGCACATCATAGCCCTGAGCCCGACACCCGATAATCGAAACGTTGCAGGGCCAACAGTGCAATTTTCCGTCCGTGAATTCTTCGTCAGCCATTCTATTCTCCCGTTGGGCGAGGGCGCCGTGCCCTGTGAATGTGCCCCTATCAATAATCGCGTCGTTTCAGAAACGCAATAGTTATTTTGACAATTTATCGGGGATGGTTTAGAAATCGTTCCGGCCAGTCAAATGGAGACCCGACGATGCCCCTCGTTAAATATACCGAAATGCCGCCTTACCAGCAGCATTGCGTCCGCGAGATTTACAACGATTGGAAGCCCGAGGAGTGGGCGGATTTTGCCTTCTGGGTCCGAAAGGACGGGCAGCTTGCCTCACGTCGGGCCGGTCGGCATCAGATGACGGATGATGCGGCGAATCGTCGGCTGAGAGAGATTGCTGGCGGTGCCGTCCGCACCAAGGGCGATTTGCGGGAATGGAAGCCCGGTCACTCATTCAGCTTCGTGCGGGACTAATGGCAAAGATCAAGACGATTGGGTATGAGAAAATCCTCAAGCAATTTTATGAGGATGGAAAGCGCCACGGGGCCAAAAGCCGACTGGGGAGGGCGTTGGGACAAAGCCGGGCGACCGTGGACGCATGGGAACGCCTCGGCATTCCCCTGAAATACGCCGAGCAGCTCAAAAAGCTGACCGGGCTCGAATTCGGCGATATATGGAAGGTCCCGTCATGACCGTTCCTTTGACTGACGGACAATATGGCGCTCTGCTACATGGGTTGCGGCGTATCGCGAGCGGACGGAAAATCAACCAATGCGGAAATAATCAGCGCATGTGCCGGGATGATCTTGTGACAGAGGCCCGCGAAATTTGCGATGCGGTAGGCATCAAATGGGATATGCCGATTGATACTGAGGCAAAACAACCATGAACCGGGTCTGGTTTTACTGCGAGGGCGAGGTCGTGCCATCCGGGGTATTCGAGGCGGTCGTGGCCCTGCGCGGGGCTCCGGGCGGGGATGGATCGCAATGCCGTTTCCCAATCGGAGATATCCGCGCGCTGGATTTCCGGTTTTGTGATAAAGACGCCGCCTCCGGGAGCGTCTATTGTTCGGAGTGCTCCAAAATCTCGTATCAACCGAAAGGATAACTCGTGGCCAATAAACCAGCCAAAACCGACAATATCGTTGATCCCGCGCTCAAGAAATCGTTCATCGAAATGCGTGACCATTTTGACACGCTGGACCAGCGCGCAAAGTCGGCCGCCGGCAAACGTCGCCAGTATTCCAAGGAAATCAAGAGTGCTGGCTTTTCGGTGCAGCAGATCAAAATCTCGCTGTTGCTGCAAACCCCCGAGGGCGAGGCCGAGTTCAAGGCCGAGATGGCAAACAGATTGCTTGCCGCTGCCTATTCGGACGCCGACATCGGCGACCAGCTTTCGTTGTTCCTCGATGGCGACCGGACGCCGGCCGTCGATCGGGCCTACAAGGAGGGCCAGTCCTGCGCCATGCGGAATGAGGCCATGACCTGCAAATATGCGCCCGAAACGGAACAATATGCCGGTTTCGTTCAGGGATATCAGGACGAGCAGGGCCGCCAGGTCAAGGCCGGGATCGGCAAGTTGGACGCCAAGAAAACGGACAAATCAACAAAAGCGAAGAAATCTGGCAAAAACTCAACAGCCAAGGGAACCGGCAAGCGCGGCCGGCCCGCGAAGGCCAAGACGCCTGACCTTCTGGAAGCCGCTGGCGTGCCCGCTGAGCGCGTTCTGATCAAGAAGGCGGATAAGGACGCCAAGGCGGCGAAAGCGGCCCCACGGCCTGACGCTGGCCCGCCGCGCAAGCCTTCGGCCCAGCCCGTGACCCGGGCGACGCTGGCGGCGGCCAAGGCCAAGGCGACCGAGGAAGCCGAGTCGTACTTCACGAAGGCCCAAACCGAGGGCAACGCCTAATAACCGTGGGGCACCATGGCCCCATGGCGCAGTGGTCCGAATTGACGGGCCTCAAACTGTCGGGGCGACTGTAAGCGCCCGCTGCGGGACGGCCTCGGGTAAAACCGGGGCCGTTCGCTTAAGTAGAAGCCTCATTTCCGACCGGAGAAATTAACATGCCGCGATACGATATCAGGATGCGCGTCACTTACGAGGAAACTTGGAGCGTTGAGGCCGCAAGCGAGGCTGAGGCGCGCAAACTGGCCGAAGATTGCGACGAGTCGGTTGATACCGAGGACGGCGGCAACGAAGTCGTTGATTGGGAAATCGTTTCGCTCAAGCCTGCCGCTGAGTAAGGAAAATGCCCGAATATCGACGCCCGATGGTCCCCGGCAAGGGCGCAAACCGCAATCCCAAAATCCGGCTGATGCGCGGGGCCAAAACAGCCGCCGAATATAAATTCGGCGTCGGCGGGTTGCTGAAAACTCCGGGCCGGTCGCAAAAGCCGATTACGCTCCCGCCGACGCCGTGGGATAAACCGAAGTGAGAATAGCCGCATTCGATCCCGGAATTAACGGCAGCGCCGCGCTTCTGGTCCGTGGCGGCGACTTCGATCCCGCGCCAAGGTTCTTCGATATGGTCGACTTGGCAACCATTCCGGATGGCGAGAAGCGCCAGCTTGACGCCGGGTTCATCTGCGACCTGATGGAAAAATGGCTGCCTGACGTGGTGGTGATCGAGAACGTCCAGCCCATGCCATCGATACCTGGGCCAGACGGCGCTAGGAGGTCCATGGGCGCGGCGAGCTCGTTCCGGTTCGGATTGGCCTGTGGGATGATTCGCGGCGTCGTGGCGGTCTACACAACGCCTGTGGTGATGGTTCATCCGCAAAGCTGGAAGCGACATTTCGGCCTCAAAGGGCCGGATAAAAAGCAGGGCGTGGCGCTGATAAAGGAAATGCACCCGTCATCGGCGGCGTTTATCACCCTCGTGAAGCACCACGGACGCGCCGACGCCGGTTTGATGGCGGCTTGGTATGCTGAAAAGAGAGGAATGCTCTAATGGGCGAATTGGCATCCGGAGCTGGCGATAAACGCCACGCGCTCAAAGTCCGTCGCGACGATCTTTACCAGACGCCGCCTGAGGCCGTGCGGGCGCTGATCCGCGCTGAGGACATTCCTTCCGTGGTGTGGGAACCCGCATGCGGACCGGGTTCAATCGTTCGGGAATTAAGGGCGACGAGTCGAATTGTTTACGCGACGGATTTGGTTGACTACGACTCACCCGATCAGGATGAATCTGGTTGGGATTTTTTAATGGAAAAGCAACTGCCTATCAGAGTTGAGGCCATCGTAACAAATCCGCCATTCAAGCTCGCCTGCCAGTTTGCGACTCACGCCCTTACGCTCTGTCCGAAGGTCGTCATGCTGATGCGGCTCGCGTTTCTTGAGAGCGAAGGGCGCTCGGCTATTCTGGATGGGGGAAACTTGGCTAGGGTGCACGTTTTCCGCAATCGGCTTCCGATGATGCATCGTGAAGGATGGGAGGGGCCGAAGTCGACCAATACGATGGCATTCGCTTGGTTTGTCTGGGATAAAAACCACGTTGGTCCGACCGAATTGCACCGTATCTCGTGGCAAAAATCTTAAGTCATACCAGCGGCTGCGGTTGACTCCTTAACCGACTCGCCGTTACAAATGCAAATGGCCTCCGCGCGGTGCGCAAAAGGCCATTTACTTATCCGATAGGCTGTGGCGGCTGGTCGGACAGAGATTTGATTTAGGCAATTCTTGCCTTCTGGTCAACCCCTGCCCTTCGATTTTGCCATCGCCGATTGGTTCCTAAAATCGGGGAATCCGCATGGCTACGCCGACATTCAGCGTCAAAGATTTCGATAAATTCCAGCACTACAAAGACCGCGCTCCGCCGTGGATAAAATTATATAATTCAACGTTGGATAGTTACGAATTTGCACTCTTGAATGATGCCGCTCGGTTTCATTTACTCGCTATCATGTTGCTAGCGAGTCGTTCCGGAAACAAAATACCATACGACTCGGTGTGGGTTTCCAGCCGGATAAACAGCACTGAGCCGGTTCAATTGGATGTGTTGGTCGACGCTGGTTTTCTTGAGTTAAATCAACCGCTACAGCAATTGGGGCATGATGCTAGCAAGATGCAAGCAAAACGCTTGTCTAGAGGAGAGGAGAGGAGAGAAGAGGGAGAGACAGAAAAGAAAGATGGCGCTACTGCGCCAATTATAAATTTATTTCCAAAACCAGAGGCACCAGCCTCACAAGAAAAATCATATTTTGATCGCTCGGTAGAAATACTCGGGCCGAAGGGGCGGGGATTGGCGGCAAAATTACTCCAATCGAAAAAGAAGGTAATTGCGGAGGCGCGTGCCGCGATCGAGGTCGCGTCGACCAAATCTGATCCTGCTGAGTACATCGGTGGAGTAATTCGCCGGGGCGGCGCTGAAACATCGACATGGGTTCATGGGGACGATTTCGGATGACGATAACCGAGCAGCTTGAGCGGCAAGGCATCCGGCCGCGCGACAAAATCGGAAGTCAGATGCTGACGTGTCCGCAGTGCAGCCATCTCCGCAGAAAGAAAACCCTCAAATGCCTATCGGTGAAAATTGATGCTCAAGCGGCTCTCTGGAACTGTTTCCATTGCGGATGGCACGGGGCAGCCTTCGCGGATCAAGGCAAAGGCCATGGCGTGGCTCCAAGAGGAGCGCGGTCTCAGCCCGGAGACTTTGGCGCAGCTCGACGTCGCCGACGGAATAACGTTTTTTCCTGATATCCAGAAAAAATGCCCTGCGATATTTTTTGGGTATGCGGAGGGATGGAAGGCGCGGGCGTGGCCTGAAAAGGCGTTCGTTTCCGGGAAAGGGTTTGTCCGCTCATTCTGGAACCTTGAGCGGGTGCTGTTCGCCGAGTCGGAGACGGTTTTCATCGTTGAGGGCGAACTTGATGCCTGCGCCATGGTTGAGGCCGGTATCCATGCAACGCAGGTTCTGGCAGCGCACGGGGCCAAGGACAAGCCGAGCGTCGGCGACCCGAAGGAAATGGCTGGATACGCCTATGTCGACGCCGCGCTTGAGGCTGGGCTGTCAAAGGTCAAGAAATTCGTATGGTGCGGCGATAGCGACGGCGCTGGCCGGGTTTTGCGGGAGGATATGGTCAAACTTCTCGGCGCAGCTCGGTTTTGCTTCATCAACTGGCCAGAGGGGATCAAAGACGCCAACGAGATGCTGCTCAAGGATGGCCCGGAGGCTCTACGGGAGCTTGTTTCGGATGGGTCGCTGCCTTGGCCGGTCAACGGCATATACCGCCTCAGTGAGCTTCCTGAGCCCGCCCCGATGGTGTTGTGGGAACCGGGCTTTCCCGAGTGGGAGGGCAAGGTCAAACTGGCGCCGCGGACTTTGAGCGTCGTTACAGGCCATCCTGGGCATGGAAAAACTGCCCTGTGGAATCAACTTTGGTTCAACGTCGTGCGCCGATATGAAATCCCGTTTTGCGGCGCGTCGTTCGAAACGAGGCCTAAGCCCCACGTCCGCCGGCAATTGCGGACGCTGATAAGCGGCAAGATGGAATTTTCGATGAGCGATGACGAACGGGCCGATGCTGATCGGTGGATAAACCAGCATTACCTCTTTTTGGTGCATCCTGATTCGCGGCCTAACCTCGAATGGTTCCTCGATATGGCTGAGGTCGCTGTGGTGCGGCACGGTGCCCGCATCGTGCAGATTGACCCTTGGAACCGGCTTGAAGGGTCGCGGGCCAGCAACGAGACTGAAACCGATTATATCGGGCGGTGTCTGCGGACGCTGCACCAATTCGCAACTGACATGAATTGCCATGTTCAAGTACTGGCGCATCCGTCCAAGATGGAAAGCCAGCGGCGCGGCCAGCCTCCGCAGTTGGAAGATATTTCCGGCTCCAAGAATTGGGATAACATGGTGGATCAGGGTTTCGTGGTGCATCGGCCGAAGTTGTACGAAAAGGGCGAGATGAAAACCGAAGCCAGCTTTTACCACCGCAAGGCCAGGTTCGATGAGCTCGGGCACCCCTGCAAACTCAACCTCAATTGGGATAAATTCAAAGGCCGGTATGTTTCGGTCGATTACGACATGATGGGGGACTAGCGATGGACTGCAAAATGCCGGAGGCGTACCTGTGAAGCCAACCGATTTACCCGAATATAGCGTCTGGACGACGATGAAGACGCGATGCAACAACTCTAATGCATGGAATTTCAAATACTACGGCGGGCGCGGCATCAGGGTCTGCGAGCGATGGGAAACGTTCGAGAATTTCTATGCGGACATGGGGCCGCGCCCATCCCCAAAGCACGAATTGGAGCGGTTCAAAAACGATATTGGGTATGAGCCAGGAAATTGCGGTTGGGACACCCATAAAAACCAAACCCGCAATCGGGGCAACAAGGTCACGGTGGATTTTCGAGGCCAGACTATGCTCTTGATCGAGGCTTGCGAATTGATGGGGGTGAAAATTGGTCCTGTATACGTTCGGCTGAGGCTGGGGTGGAGTTTGGAGGATGCCCTATCTATCCCGCTTCGGGCTAAAGTTCCGAATGGGTGCGGACTTCGGGGTAAAAATAAGCAAAAATAAATTTGACGGCGGTTGAGGAATGTGCTTATTCTAATCCCATCGCACAGAGGCACGGCGCCTCAGCCCTTCGGGAGATGCAAATGACCAACCCAGCCAACACCCTCGTAAACGCAGACGGAACCATCAACACCCGTTCCGTGATGCAGATGGCCCATGCCATCGCTGCCCGCGCCAATCGCGAATACAAGGAATTTGCGGCGCGGCAGGTGCGCCATGCGCAGCCGGCCATCAGCTACGCGTGGCACTTCGCCGACGCTCTGCGGGCGGCTTGGGCGCGGGTTGTGGCGATGAAAATCAACATGGGGTTTGCGTGATGGCCGATTACGTCACACTACTCGGGGCCGAACAGGTTCAATCCGCCGCCAGCACAATGATCAGCGCGGCCAGCGAAATGAACCGCGCCGCAGCCAACATTGACGGTGCCTTTGAGCGCCATCAGCGGTTCATGGAAGAATGGCTCAACCGCTTTGAGCAAATTCTGGCGGACAATTCATCGGGTGCGCTATGATCGTCCGTCCGGATATTGTTGTCTCGCACGACGCGGAAGCCGCATTCTGGGGTGTGATGGACCTCTCATGGAACGCGACCTTTGGCGACTACGACCTTGACTGTTTGGTGGGTCAGGGCCGCACTCCGCTGGACGCGATTGTCGATTTGCTGGATCAGGCGGAGGTGAGCGAATGAGGGGCGATCAGGCGGAAAAGGACCGAGATATTGCGATCGGTCAGCGGCTGACGGCGATGCGCCGAGCGGCTGGGGTTTCCCAAGAAAAACTTGGTGAGGCCCTTGGTGTTACATTCCAGCAAGTACAGAAGTATGAGAGGGGCAAGAACCGGCTTGGCGTGCGGCAACTGGAAACGGTAACATCCACTCTGGCATGTTCGACGGCAGATATCGTTGGCCCTATGGCGCCGGCCAATCCGGAAACTCAAGCCGTGATGACGTTCATGGTGCAGCGCGAAGGGTTCGAGATTGCGAGCGCCTATATGGCGATGTCGACGACGCGCCGTGTGGTTATCTTGGGTCTGATACGGGACTTGGCACAATGAGCGCCGAATCCGTCGCCCAAATCGTCGCTGGCAAGACATCCCTCAAGGAACTCGCCGCCGCCCGCGCGCTCGGGTACGACACGATAGACGCGCTGATTTCGTCATGGCGAACGCTGGACGCGGTTTACGCGCTCGCCCATTCCGAACATCGTCCCGCCGTCTGGCCAAGAGGTTCTGAACCCAGATGAAATCTCAACACCAGCAAATGCGAGATGCCATCAACAACGTTGAACTAGCCCTGAATGGACTGGAGATCGATAGCGTCGTGCGTCTGTTCGAAACCGCCGATGATTCTGTGATGGTGAAATTGCCGCTTGGCGCTCTACGGCAGCTTGCCAGATGCTATCCAGCGCTCAACCGGATCATCAATGATCCAGCATTTGAGAGGCCATCTTGAGCCCCCAGGAATTATCCGACGCCCGCCAGAAATTCGGCATGGCCAAAAAGGACTTCGGGCTTCTGCTCGGGTACACGGGTGAGCTCCGCAACATCTACATGACCGTGGCCCGGATGGAGGCCGGAACTCGGCCAATCTCGCCGATGGTCGAACGTCTTGTCCGCATGATGGTCTGGTTCAAGGCCGATTACGGCTACCTGCCCGATCTCGACAACGGCCGGCGCGAGCCGATGGAAATTCCGGAGGCGTTTAGCAATGAGTAAAATAAAAAAGGATTGGGGTTATCGGGCCGCATGGTGCTTGCTGGCAATTATCGCAGCGGCAATTCTCGCCAGACCGATGATCGGGGCATCACCACCATCGCGGCTTCATCTTGCCGCAGCGGTATTGCACCCCACGAACAAGGAACTTATTTCAGAACTTGATACTGCATGCTTCTCTGGCTATTGGCTGCACTACGGTCTCAACATCGACATTGATACGCGGCGTATCTGTCACAACCTAGATTCCCTGATGGGGAAAAACTACATGGTTGATTGGGAAAACGAGCCGATCGGTATCTACCGCAACGATAAATCCCGCGATTTCATTCTCAATCACGATGAATGGATTCAGGAGCAGCGTAGGTGCATACCGTGAGAGCACCAAACCCATCCCCAGACCGCGCCATGGAAATACTCCGCGAAGTCGCCGCAGCGCGCGGGCTGACTGTTGCCCGTATTGTCGGAGCGTGCCAGCGACGTGAAACCACCGCAGCCCGGAAGGCTTTCTGCATCTTGGCGGCGCAGCATGACATCCGGACCAAGGATGTCGCCAATATTCTATCCTGCGATCGGTCGACGGTGAACTATCACCAGTCCGATTTCGCAAAAGAGAACAAGAGGCGCACCCGATCCGCGCTGGCGCTGAAGGCCAGAACTTCGCATATCAATGCATGGTGTAAGCTACTCCGCGCCGTCGAAATGGCAGAACACTGACAACGGATGGTATATGATGATCCCGAAAACCCTGCACGGCTGGTGCGTGCTGGCGGCATTTCTAACATGCATGTTCGGGCCGTTCTTATGGCGGCTTGTCGCGGCCGCTCGATGCTGAAGGGGAATAGCGCCAACGCGCTGAAATGTCTCAACAACTGAGGGGATTTATCAATGGATACCAAGTTGAAATTGAAGTGGATCAGGGCGCTTCGCAGCGGCCAGTACCAGCGCGGGAAGGAGGCCCTCGCCGACTGCGATGGAAATAAGTTCTGCTGTCTCGGCGTTCTGGCGGACATCCAAGGCTGCACATGGAAAGAAGATCGCTACGGCCTTGGGCTTGTACCGATAACGCAATCTGGCCGCGCCATCGTGTCTACTACCAACAAAATGCTGCCGCCGAAGCATGCTGGCGGCCTAGGCACCGATTTTCAGAAAAAACTAGCTGAAATGAACGACGAAGGAAAATCGTTCAGGTGGATCGCCGACTACATCGAGAAGAACCTGTGACCGGGCCGTCACGGTGTCAGCCCAGCACAGAGCTGGCCCCAGGTCTCAAGAAGGCAATGGAGATTGTTGCCGAGATGCGCCAATCCGAGGCCGGATTGTTCGACGCCAAACATTCCGGCCAGCGCGGCTGTGACCGTGCAGATGCGCTTTACGACGCCTACGTGGCCATCCGCGCCGCCCTCCAATCCGAGAAAACGCCATGAGCAAGCCATCGATTCCGGCTGGCAAGGAATGTTGCGGACACCCCGTTCACGAAGGCGACCCGGAATGCTTCGAAACCGTATGCTGCGAAAACTTCGTGACGGCATGCGGTCATGATGATGTTGAAGAGATTAACGACCCGCGCAAGCCATGGGGTTTTGAAGCGTGGTCTTGCAAGAAATGCGGCGCGAAGTTTTACATCCCGAGAGGTGAGGCCATCTGATGTCTGATTTTGATCCCACCCCCAGCGCACAGACGGTGACGGCGGACGAGTGGCGCAAGCGAATGCCGCGCTATGTGTCTACGGCTGCGCGCGAGATCGCCGCCGAAATCATGAACGATATCGCTGATGAGCAGCCCGATGGGGGCCACTATGCGTTGGCGCAGTGGATTGACGCATTCACATCCTCCCTCGCCGCCGCTGATGCGCGGGGGAAGAGACTGGAGGCACCCTTTCGCAACGTCGATGATCTCGATTGGAGAAATCTTCTTTCGTTCATCGCTTGGACCCCGGATCAGTTCTGGGAATACGTCGGCGGCCTGGTTGGAGAGTTCGAAGCCGGCCAGATGCGCGACATGCTGGCGGCAAAGGGGCTGGCGGTCACATCCCCTTCTAATGCGAGAGGTTTAGTTTTAATGCCGCGTGAGGCTACTGCCGAGATGGTTTCTGCCGCCATGGGCGAAATCCCCGAGGACGAGTGCGAGTTTGAACACATCGAGGCGGCCTATCGGGCAATGGTACTGGCGATCCCATCGACCCACCAATCAACCCCATGGGACGTCCATCACAATCGGTCTTACGAGCCGGTAGAGACGCGGGCGAAAGAGATTTACGACTTCTTTGAATTCAAGGATGTCGGAGAAAAACCGGCATGGGTGCCCGGCGGGAACAGCCTTATGCAGGACGAAGCCCGTATCTGTGCGCGCAAGCAGCTTCGTGACGCTGGGCACGCGCCCGCTATGTCTCCGGCGCAGGGAAAGGCCGGGGCGCAATGACGCAGGTATCACGAAATGTTACACTACAGCCGCAGGCACTTCTTGAATGTGACGTGAGCAATCGGCGATTGAATTCACGATGTTTCCCGCGTCAAGACATTTCTGAAAATGAAAGTTAGCCCTGTGCCGCAAGGACATCACAGACTCGAAACAGACCAAAGTACGAATTTGGCGAAAGTCGATTTGCTATACTACTCCCACGCGCTCAGGAGGCGCGGGCTGTTTGACATTGTGGAGAATGACTATGAACGAACAAGGCACACCCACGCGCATGGAAACGATCAAGGCGAAGTACGACGCATGCGAGATGGGATACGACGAGGCGCTCGCCAGATTGGAGGCGCTTGGGATGTGGGCGCACGACGCCGACAACTACCTCATCCCGATCCGGAAGCGGGCCAGGAGCTAAACGGCAATGGCCATGCAGAAGCCGAGGGTGGGCGGTCGCGCAAAGGCGACCGTCCCCGGAGAGAAGATCGAATATGGCACGATCATCGAAGTGAGTCCGAGCGGCAGGCGATATCAAGTAGAATGGGATCAGCCGGACGAATGCGGCCAGACGATATCAATGCACGAACTGAGCCCGGCCTCATACGTGCGGCCGGTCTGACAGGCAACCCCGCGCTCTACCCAGGGCGCGGGGCACTCGCTGTGCTGCCTTCGCAGGACCGAGCATGACTAGGCCCGTCGCGCTTGACCTTTTCTGTTGTGCCGGCGGCGTAGCCGAGGGGCTGCACCGCGCAGGCTATCAGGTTGTAGGCGTCGATATCCGACCGATGCCGCGATATCCATTCCCGTTCATCCAAGCCGACGCCTTATCGCTGTCGTTCTCGCGGTTCGATCTGGTTTGGGCCTCACCCCCCTGCCAGCGGTTCTCTGACCTCGCCAAGCGCAACGGCAACGCCGAAGACTGGCCGGACCTGATCGAGCCCACCAGAGCGAAATTGATCGCGTCGGGCGGCCTGTACACGATCGAGAACGTCGAGGCCGCCCCGCTGGTCCCGACCGTGACGCTATGCGGGACGATGTTCCCCGGCTTGCGGGTTCTGCGACACCGGATGTTTGAGGCCAACTTCCCGATCGTGCAGCCGCCGCACGGTAAGCATCCGAAGGTCCACACCTTCGACAAGCGGAAGTCTCACTTCGGCAAAACCGACGAGAACCGCGATTTCGTCCAGGTGACCGGCGGCGGCAACTGCACGCTAGCCGCGGCGAGTAGCGCCATGGGCATCGGCTGGATGACGAAAGCCGAGATCAACGAAGCAATCCCGCCGGCTTATTCGGAACACATCGGCCGCGCTGCACTCGCCGCATCTCGCGTTCAGCTTCGCGAGGCCGCCGAATGACGCAACAATGCGAACGACGCGAGAGCGGCAACGGCGAGTGGACGTGCGACCGTTGCGAAGCTCTTTGGTTTGGCGAGTTAGCCAAGACGGACTGGCGCCCGTCAACATGCCCCGGCTACTCGGTGTCGCGCCCGCACCGCGAGGGCAAGTCATGAGTGCCGTCATTTCAAATTGCGGCCTCTACCGTTATCGGCTTGACCGAATGCTTCGCGACGACCACGGGCCGACCGTCGCATTCGTCATGGTCAACCCATCGACTGCGGACGCAACACAGGACGATGCAACAATCCGAAAATGCATCGGATTCGCCAAGCTCTACAGTGCCGTGCGACTGATCGTCGGGAACAAATTCGCATACCGCGCAACCGACGTGAAGGAACTCAGAAATGCGGCTGATCCTGTTGGGCCGGAAAACGATGGGCATCTGCGCTCAATATTGTCCGAAGCCGATCTGGTGTTCGTGGCCTGGGGCTCGTTAGCGAAGCTCCCAGAGACGCTGCGCGGGCGCTGGAAGGATATCGTCCGGATCGCTGACGATATCGCCCGCAGCGAGCCCATTGACCTTCTCTCGCTCGGCAAGTGCAGCGACGGCCACCCCCGCCACCCCCTGATGACCGGATACGACACGCCGGGCCTGCGATGGCCCGTGCCGTGGTTCGCAGGACGCCAGCTATGTCCACAGGAGACCGCCAGTGAGTGACCACTCCATGAAAGCCATTTCAACCGCTGACAAGATAGTTTCGTTGGCCGAGGATGGCCTTCGCGACCTTGACCGGACGATTGCCTCATGGCCGGCAGAATTTCGCGCAATCATCTGGATTGCGGTCGCCGACATAGCGCAGCGGCGGCTCCATGCGGCTCGCAATGATGTGGGACAACCGAGCAAGCCCCATGGCAATTGACATCCCTAAATCTATGCGGCCAAAAACTTAGCAAAATACACCAACCATATGTTAGAGTGAGAGAAATTCATGGACGAAGATAAAGCAAAGACTGCCCTCGCCGCGATTAAGGCAAGAGAGGCCGAAGCCCGCGCCGCAATCGAGCGAGGGGAGGCCGAAATTGAGATTGGCCAGTTCGCCATGCCGCAACTCGGACTGTCGGTCGCGGTCGCCGATCGGTTCGGCCGGATATGGCGGGTCGATGGAACTAAACTGGTGATGGTCAGATGAGGAAAGTTTTGCCAGAGAAGTTGGAACTTGGGCGTCTGCGATCAGGGCCGATGGCCAGCGATTCCCGATGGGGAGCCTACGGCGCGTTCTTCGTTCAAGGGCCGTGCGGCGAGGAACTCAAGATAGTTGCCAGTGGCGCTGATGCTGACGATGGTGTGAGCCGAGGGTGGGAGCACGTTTCCGTTTCGACGCGCCGACGCCCACCTAATTGGCAGGAAATGTGCTTCGTAAAGGACTTGTTCTGGGAGGAAGAGGAATGTGCCATCCAATTCCACCCGCCGCGCTCGGAATACGTCAACAATCACCCGCATTGTCTGCATCTCTGGGGCCGCGCAGACGGCGCAATTCCCACGCCTCCGAGTATTCTGGTAGGCAGGAAGGATATGGGCGAATTGACGGAGGCTTCGGCTCGCCTGCTGCGCAAAGAAATGGGTTTATGAACCCCAACCTATCCCGCTCAATCGCTCTGGCGATATTCCTGACGGCCATGCTCGTGCCGGCGGCGTGCCTGATGCTGCTGGCGGTGCAGCCGTGAGAGGTTCAAATGGGTAATCGATACGGGCGGAAACAGAAGCGGGCGCATCGGGAGATGATTGCCGATTTGGCGTGCGTTAGCCGCAGTCTCCAAACAAGGCTGGATGGCGCCCGCAACGACTATCGGCGCGAGCGCGCCAAGGTCTCGCGCCTTGAGGATATATTCCAGAATTGGGACCGCGAAATCAGGTCGTTGCTAGGCCCATATTCCTCATTTTCGATTAACGACGCCACATATCGGGTAGACCATCCTGACCAGATCAGGCGAATGCCGATTTTGCCGCCAGTCTCTGGCTTCATTAATTTTGACAGTGATATCGGTATCGAAAGCATCGCTTATTACGTCGAGACGATATTTGGGTTTATCGTCGGCCTGAGCGAGCCTGATCTGGTGACGTTGCGTCGGCATATTGCGATGCGCGTGATGGTGGGTTCCGAGCGACAGGGCGATTCGAGCTACTACGCTTTCAGCGAAAGCATGTGGCACGCGCTCAAAACCGATCGGCCAGAGGCGCGCACGCGCATGGCATATCGGATTGCATCTGATTTGGTCGAAGTGCTTGCGCGCGGGGCTGAGAAAAAGAGGGCCAATGCCGGGAAGTAAGAAGGGCGAGCGCAGGGGCGGCGCCAAGCCGGGACGGGTCCGCAAATCCAAACCGCCCTCCGGTGCCACCCCTATTGTCAAGCGCATCGGCAATTATAAGGGAAGGACTGTAGGACAGGCGAATAAGTCCAAGTTCGATCCGCAGATTGGGGTCATCCTCAATCGGGACAATTCTCCGCTGGAAAAAGAGCGGGAACTGGAAATGTATTTCCTCATTGTTGGCAAGAGGATGCGCCTGCCCAAAGAGGTCATGCTCGACGCAATGCGATATCTGGAAGAGACCGGAATAGAATGGGCCGAAGTCGTCCGGGAAAATATGAAGGCGCTAGCCGATAGCGAAACCGTAGAGGCGCGGGCCGTATTCGAGCGGGCCATTGAGTTCGCCGAGGTTCGGGTGAGGGAATATATCCTGCTGGCGGTTGATGTGGCCTACAAAGCCGCCCAATACGTCCATCCTCGGTTGGCGGCCGTTATCACCAATCCCGGCTCTGGCGAATCGCCACTGAACGCCATTGCGGCTCTATTCCGGGACCTTGACGAGGCAGGCAAACCTGCGCGTTACATCGACCATGACGCGGGAGACATCGCGAAGTAGGCACAGGAACGTTTCCGCCACATATATGTTTAACGGCTACCCGCATCGTGCTAATAGGCTGAAATTCAACCCTTTCCGGAGCGAGGAAATAAGTGGTCCGCAGGACAGATGCCGAGAAGAGGGATCGGGTTGCAGTTTGGGCTCGCGAATATAGGGCCCGACGAAAAAACGATCCTGTCAGGCTTGAAAAAATGCGTGCGCAGGAAAAGAAATATAAGAAGACGATGAGGGACAAGATAAACGCCAGAAGGCGGGCGTATTTCGCCACCGATAATGGGAAATCAAATCGCCGCGACCATATGAGAAGTTTCCTTCTGAGCCATCCCGATTACTTATTCAATCGAAATTTAGTTAAAAAATTTGGGATTACCGCTGCTCAATATGTAGAGATGGCGGACGCCCAAAATTGGGTTTGCGCGATATGCAAGAAGCCGGAACGCGCCATACGGAAAGGTCAGGTAATGAGGCTCGCCGTTGACCATCATCATGAGACCGGAGTTGTTCGCGCCCTTTTATGCTCTCATTGCAATCGGGGGATTGGGTTCTTTGACGGTGATCCATCCGTGATGATGGCCGCTGTAAAATATCTTGATGGTCACGGACTATTTGCGAAAGAAAATAGACCTCGCAGCAAAACATCGCTACCTAATGGATCGGCGTCAAATATCGGGACTGTAGTCCTTCATACCAAACCGGGAGAATGAAATGTCCATTTCGCCAGAAGTCGCTAAAGCAGTTGATGAAATCCGGAAGGACCGGGATTTGATTGCGTCGATGCGGAAGGCGGACGATCTGCGTGATCAGCAGCTTGCCGACCTCAAGGCGCAGGTAGCCGCGCATCCGACGCTTTCCGACGAGGACAAGAAGGCGCTGACTGATGCGGTGAGCGACGCGCAGGACCTTAACCATTCGCTGGAAGGGCCGGTGGTCGCCAATACGCAGACCACAGCGCCTATTGCGGCCGCGCCGCCAGCTGCCCCGAGCGTTCCACTGATGCCGACCTCGGCCTTTGATCCGAATCCGCATTCGACCGATCTTGCGGAGGGTTCGGGCCAGCCTCCGCAGTCCAAGGCGATCGCGACGGCGGGCGGGTTCGTTGTTTCGGGCGGGGGTACGACGCAGCGCGCGCCGGAGCCTGTTGTGGAACCTGCCGCTGAGGCCGCGCCGGAGGCTCTGCCGGCGGCCGCCGCCGAACCTGCGGCATCTGAGCCAGCGGTTTCGACTGACGCGCCAGCGGCCATCCCTGAGCCATCGCCGGGGCAGTTGCCGTTCACCACGCCAGCCGGTCAGGATGCCGCTGCGGTTCCGACGCCAACCCCCGATGCTGCGCCAGCGCCTATTCCGCCCGCTCCTGACCCGGTATCGGCGCCGACGCCCGGACCGGCGACATTCACGCCTCCGCCGCCGAGTAATCCGGCCGTCTGAGAAAATAGGACCCGACATGGATATCAAAGCCCGGCCCTCATCGGCCGGGTTTTCGTTTGCGCAAAACATAAATTGACAATAAGGTATTGGATGACCCTCAGAGACCCGCCCATGTACAGCAAATACTTGAAGTGCGATGAATGCGAATGCGTTCTTGATCGCAGGGCCAAGAATGATTTTGGCGGATGTAATAGAAATACGGATGGGCGTGGTACATTTGCCCCGGGCGAATGGCCGGAATTACTTGCGTACGCGACATTGATGGGGTGGGATATCGGCCACGAACGGCATATATGCCCGAAGCATAGATCGCTGACAAATGCCCAACGTCCTCCGCAAACCTCTCAGGAAGCCGCCCCAGCTATTAGTCCTACCGGAGCGGGATAAGGTCGAATGCGCGCTCCGGACCGCCTGCTCGGGGCCGCTGGCCGTCGTGGCGCTCGAATTGGAGCGGAACGAGAGTTTCCACCACGGCGCGGTCCTCGAATTAGTCATTGTGGTTAGGTTTCCGCCGCCGGACGAGGCCAAGCGGCTGACGCTGCGCCATGTGATGCCGGGCGGTGAGCCAAACCTGCGGGAGTTGATGTCGGGAGCGGAAGCGGCCGGGCAATCCATCGCCATGCGGTTTCGGCGGTATAGCGGATGGGCGCGGCCTGTGGTATCGTATGACTTCTGACGGATGGTGCAATGAAAAAGCCCAAATACGCTTTGGCGATTGAGTTACGGCGGCTTAATCCGGAATTAGATGTGAAATTCAAGGCTCTACCAGATAAGCTAAAATGGCAGTGGCTGGAATTCGCCACGAACAATCGGGCCGTTGCCAGTCTCCGCGAAGCGTGGCGGCTCGTCATGCAACATGAGGGGTCGATCAATGGCTAATTGTCGAATTTTCGGATATTCGGGCATTGTCCAGCTTGAGCAGCGCTTGCTCAAATTCGCCAGCTCGGAATCCGTATTTTGCCGGCAGGAACCATATCTTTGGAGCCAAAAGCTCGCTCTCAACGGCGCAACGCCGGTTCCGAGCGCGGTCCAAGCCAACGATACCGCAACGATGGTCGTAATCGAGGTCGACGACAACGTGGCCATTCGGTACGAAATCAACTTCAACGGCCCGACGGCGACCACCGCGCGGGCGGCCGGAACGCTATCCCCGAAACTGCAGGGCGAGAACGTATTCCAGTGGGTCACGGGCGCCACGATATCGGTGGTCGACGCATCGGCGGTCTAAGTAGGGAAGCGATAAATGACATTGAAAGAATTGACCGAAATTACAGAGCATGTCCGCTGGCTGGTCCTGATGCGATGGACCGATTCCGATATTCTGGATCATGTCGTCATCAAATTACCAGCCCCAATATTCGATATTGTGAGCGCTGATCTGAAGGCTGACACGATCAATAAGTTTCGGCCGGATGAACACCACCTTGGCGGAACCGGCAACCACTTTATGTTCAACGGCATCAAGTTCGAGAGGGTCGACGGGCATTATTGGTCCGTGAGCGCCTTCGACAAGGTGACTGCGGCTTAACCAATGAGCGACGCATCCGCTCTTGAGACCATCCGCCAAACGCCGGAATACCAGGCGAGCAAGAAGCAACTCGGAAACCGACATTGGCGCCTTAACAATTTATATTGGATTAAAAATGCTGACGGCGTGGCCGTGCCGTTTAGGCTCAATTTCGCGCAACAGCATTATTCTGGGCGGGAGTGGTTTCGAGATACTATTCTGAAAAGCCGCAAGCTCGGGTTTTCTTCGTTTATCGGCATTCGGATGCTGGATACGTGCCTTTTCGCATCCAATAGCACGGGCGGCATCATTGACCAGACTTTGGATGACGCCAAGGCGAAGCTTGCAATCGCTAAATTCGCCTATGAGCGGATGCCACGATCCCTCCGTGAAGGGATGCCTCTGAACGTCGACAATCAAGAAGAGCTAAAATGGCAGAACGGCTCTAAGATTGTCGCCGGCACGTCCTACCGCGGCGATACCCCGCAAATGCTGCACGTGTCGGAGTTCGGTCCGATATCAGCCAAAAGTCCACTTATCGCGAAGGAAATCAAAACGGGGTCGATGGAATCGGTTCCGATCAACGGCAAGATTTGGGTTGAGAGCACCGCCAAGGGCACATCCGGGGAATTCTATGATCTCGTGAATGCTGGCCAGCAATTGCAGGCGAGTGGGCAGGCGCTGACGCAGCGTGATTTTCGCCTCCACTTCTACAATTGGACTATGAACCCGGCCAACCGCCTGCCGATCAACCTTGTGCACATCCCGGCAGACATGCGGGAGTATTTCGAGGAACTGCGGACAAAGCACGGCATCGTAACGGACGGCCAACAGCAGGCTTGGTACGTCAAGACGCGCGAATTCCTGGGTCCTGACGATATGAAATCAGAGCACCCATCAACGCCGGGGGAATGCTTCTTTGCGTCGCTGGAAGGCGCATACTTCAAGAACGAAATGAACGCCGCAAGGAAGGATAAGCGGATCGGTTTGCCTGTGCCGTACGACAATACGAGGCCGGTTCACACGGGGCTTGATCTCGGGATGGATGGCGCAATGGCAATCATATTTTTCCAGACCGACGGCGTTCGGCACAGGTTCATAGATTTTGCCAGGGGCGAGAGCGCTGGCCTATCCGACTTCATTCGGATCGTGAAAGAAAAGGCAACCACGCGGAATTGGATATACGGTCGCCACTATTCTCCACATGATATCGAGGTCCGAGATTGGAGTAATATGAGCGGGGTCACAGCCAAAACCCGCAAGGAGGTTGCGGCCGAATACGGAATAGATTTTACGGTTGTCGGTCGCGTGTCCGATAAATCCGATTCCATCGAATCGGCTCGGCGGCTAATCGCGACAAGCTATTTCTGTTCCGAGTATGCGGAAGGTCTTGTCGAGTCCCTGGATTCGTACAGTCGCATGTGGAACAAAACCACATCACAGTGGATGGCAACTCCGGCGAAAAACGGCTATGACCATGCGGCCGATGCGTTCCAGCAAATTTCCATGGGATTGCAGCCCGACCGCGTTCTAAGGCGTGATATGATCGACGGCGGAAAGAAAAAGGGGAGCCACTGGAGTGCGTAAGATCGGAACGAGCAACGCGATTGATTTGGCGGGAATGAGGTTCGTGCGCCTTTCCGTTATTCGACGCGGCCCGAACAACAAACACAGCCAAACCACATGGCTCTGTCGCTGCGACTGCGGCACCGAGAGAGTATTCGCTGGCCGGGATTTGCGTGATGGCGATACCAAATCTTGCGGCTGTTTAGATGTGGAATTGCGGGCTACCCGCAATGTGACGCACGGCCACGCTCGCGTCGGCAAACTCTCCCCTGAATATCGGACATGGCGCAATATCCATGGGCGATGCAACGATCTTTCGGATGGTCGGTATGGTGGCCGTGGAATCGCGGTCTGCGAACGCTGGGGTGTCTTTGAAAATTTCCTAGCTGACATGGGCGACAAACCATCGCCCCGCCACTCTATCGATCGATATCCAGACAATAACGGCAACTACGCGCCAGATAACTGTCGGTGGGCGACTGCAAAGCAACAGGCGGCCAATCGACGCCCACGGCGCGATCATGTGGCGTCCCGCAATCCGATCGATGCACATGAACCGCGCTGACCGCCGCCGCGCCGCCCGTGAGGCTGGCATCGACTTCGCGGCGCAACAGCGTGCGGAGCGGGATACGGCTAGGCTGGAAGCGGCCTGCCTGAAACTATCGCCGATTACCGCTCGGAAGATTTTAGCCGAATGGGCGGCCAAGCCGGGCCGGTCTCAGGCCGATGTGGACGCAATGAACGGGGCATCCAAATGACCGGATGGAAGCTGGCTTTGCACCTTTGGATTTATCGACGGTCGGGCTGGTATCGTTGGGGCTGGGGATGGTGGATAACGTTCGGGCTTGCTCGTCTTCAAGGCTACAGCAGATTTGATGCGATATTGTCGATCGTGGCGCACGAGCGATTGGGGACGAAGATGTATTATTACCCGAAATGGAAACGGGAGCAGATGCCAGTGAATATCCGGAGGACTGCGGAATGACGATGGAAGATGCGATGGCGGCCCGAACTAGGGCGCAGATGGAACTGCATTGGCACCTGACGCGCGCTGCGGCCTTCGTGATCGAAGATCGAGTTCTCGGCCCTCTTTTTGAACAGGAGATGCTTTTGGCAGAGCGCGCTCGGGCAGATTGGCATGTGGCGCAGGATGAATTCGCTCAAGCATTCAACGTCTACCACAACGGCATGATTGCGAAGTCTCCGGACGGCGACAAATGGGTAGCGTGAACATCCGCAAAATCTTCAAGGCCAACTGCGGCCCCGGCGCGGTGTATCTCAGTTCCGAGATGCAACAGCGGGGCGAATACAATACCGTCGCGATCCAATTCGAGATGGTTCCGGAAGGGCGCAAGTTCACCCTCGACGGGGTCATCCATGAAGGCGACGCGGATGCTGAGCTTGAGCGGGCGGTGCTGAAAATAGCGGCAATCGCCAAGAATATCCGGGCGCATATTGACCCTGACAGGCCGGTGGTGATGAATGGAGCTTAGTCGACGTAATTTCCTGCGTGGGACAGCGGCGTGCGCGGTCGCTGCTGCGGTGCCGTTACCCGTATTGGCAGAAACCATCCCGCCGATATTTGATGGATATATCGGAACTTATAACGGCGTCATTATTCGTCAGGTCGAGAACCTTTATTGGGTGGATGTGCCCGGCACAGACATGGCGCTTCGCGGGTCGATGTCCGCTATTTCGCGGTGGGGTCGAGTTTTTGAGAAGAAAATGGCCGGGGTTTGCATTGACCCCGAGGATCGTCCATTGGACGGGTGGGAATACATCACGTCGCCAAACTATCGAGGGGAAGATGGGAATACGTGAACTCGCCGCCGCGTTCAACGAGGTTTCCAGCCCCGATGCGACCTGCGTCAAGGCGCTGCTGGACTATAAGCGCGCCAGCGGAACGGAATGGCAATTGATCGTTTTCTCTGGTAACTACGCTGACGGCTCGCCGTTCGTTATTCAGTCGGAGCCTCAGCGTCCCGAAAGCAATCTTATTCTTGCATCACGGGAAACCGCTCGTAGTCTTTTGGCTCAAAAAGGATGATGCGATGGGCGTGGCACCAGACCAACAACAGAATATCCAGACGATTACGCGCAATTTCACTCTTGCGGCTGGGGTCGCGGCCCAGATAGTGCCTGCGAACAACGGTCGAAGATTTCTGCTGATCCAGAATACCGGGATCAATCCGATGTCGATCAAGGAGGATGCTGCTCCGGTTGCGGCCGGCGGAATGAGTTTTGACCCCGCCTCCTCTGCTGGCGGCCAAGGCGGGAGCTGGAATCCAACCGAAGTTGTGCCGACTAATGCCTATTGGGCGATATCCACCGTGGGGACGACCGTCATCACGATGGAGGGCTAGGCCGTGGTCATCCGTCCGGCCGGGCCGGGACCGATCGGGATATCCTCGGTGCATCGGCCTGGGCCTCGCGGCGTTGCGGATGCATTGCCGAGTGCTCTGCTCTGGGGATTGGGTCCGCTGATTGGCCTATCGATCTTCAAGGCGGCACTGGCCCGGGTTCGGGCTGGGACTGGGCGCGGAAAAATCGTCGTCATTGGCGATTCGACCAGCATGGGTGCTGCGGCCGGAACGAGCGGAACATCCAATCTAAACGGCGCGGCGCAGAAATCGTGGCCGCAGGGATTACACCGCTTCAACAGCGCGCCGAATTATCTCTCGTCAAATTCGTGGTGGGGTACGCAGGGGTATGACAGCGCTGCTGGTATCACACTGACCAACTATGACACCCGATTGGCGCAGGGCGCGAATTGGAATCCGAACCTGACCTCGCTTGGCGGCAAGGTCATCCGCTACGCTTCTGGTGCAGCCAATAATTTCTCGTTCACCCCAACCTTTGCTTTCGATACGTTCATCCCGTATTTTCTGAAAAATAACGGCAATGGAACCTGTACGGCGAATGTCGATGGCGGATCGTCGTTGGGGACAATCAACACCAATTCCGGCGGCGCGCTGGTATGGGCGAACCAGACCTTTACGACCACGAAAGCCATCCACCAAATCAATCTGGTTCCGAACAACGATGCTCAAATGTTTTTCGGTGGCATCCTTTGCTATGACAGCACGGTTCCTGCGATCGACGTTATCCAAACCGCCGTTTATGGCTCAATCGCATCCACATTCACGCCTGCCGTCAACGTCTACGATGCGATCAACACGCTGAAATTCATCGCGCCGGACCTGACCATCATCGATTTGACCATCAATGACAGCAACAACGGGACCGCGTTGGCGACCTATTCCGCCAATCTGCAAACCATCATCACGGCGGCGAAGGTGAGCGGCGACGTGCTGCTGATGGTTGGTCCTCCGAGCAATACGACGCAGGCCACGGACGGCACGCTGGACACTTATATCGCCGTTCTGAATACGCTCTGCGCGACCAATAAGTGCTCGCTGGTGAATATGAAAGCGCTTTGGGGCAGCTACGCCAATATCCAGCCGACGTTCCCTTATCTCGATACGCTGCATCCGCTGGCGGCTGGCCATCAGGGTCCGCCGGCAAACGGATATCCGGACCTCGGGACGGCGGTGGCTAATTTGCTGGCTCGCGCTTAGATTTTGTCAAATCGTGGTATATGCCTTGAAACCGAACGGCTGGAGATGACCAAAATGCGGAAAATTATATCGTGGGTTATTGCCGCGCTCGTTTGGTGGGGGGCGGCTGGCGCGGCGATGGCGACGGACTGCTCTGGGACAATCACATCGGGCGGGACGGCGCAGGCCATAACCGGCATCAACGGCAACGTTCGCGGCCTGATGCTTATGAACAACTCCGCAAATCTCATGTGCGTGTCGTTCAATGGATCGGCGGCGACCATTGCGGGCACGAACTGCGGCGCTGGGTCATGGACATTGGGGCCGGGAACAGCAACTGTTGCTGGGCAGTCGTTCTCGACGCCAGTCAATATCACGATCAGCACGGCCTCGATTATCTCGTCGACCACGGGCGATCGGTTTTCATGCGAGCGTCAGTGATGCGCAAGTCGCTTGCCCTTTTCCTCGTCTGCTGGGCATCGATTGCGGAGGCGCAGTTTGGCGGGTCGATTGGGCTGCCTGGATTTAAAGGCCTCGGAGGCCCGGGCTTTGGCGGGGGCGGCGCTGTTGCTGCATCCTGTACACCGGGTTCGCAGGTATTTTTATCCTCTGGGACTTTTAACCCCGGCGCTTGCACTACAGCTACCTTCTCAGCCATCGGTGAAGGTGGCAACGGTGCTGCCGGGAATACATCATCACTCTCTGGCGGCGCGGGTGGGTCAGGTGCGTATTGTTCGGCCTCTGTAAGTGTCACGCCCAACGTTGATATAAGCATTGTTATTGGAACGGGCGGGACGGGAACCAATACAACCGTCACTGGCAAGAATATCGTTGCCGGCGCTGGAGCCAATGCAAGTAACGGAACAGGTGGGGCTAATGGATCGTCTGCCGCTTGTACCGCCGCTGCTGCTACAGCTAGAAACGGCATCAATGGAAGGAATTCAACAGTAAGTCGCCCTACTCCGGGAGGCAGTGGCGCCGCAGGTCCAAGTACATCGGGTTTTGCGGGGGGGTCTCCTTTTACTGGCGGTGCAACTGGCGGCACGGGGGGCGGCGGTGCAGGGACTAGTGGTTCAGCTGGTGTTGCTACATCGACCATTAATGGTGGTAATGGCGGTAACGGTGCCAATGGTACGGGTGCTGGGGTTGGCGGTATTGGCGATGGCACTGCGGGTGGTAATGGAACCTCTCCAGGGGCGGGTGGTGGTGGTGCAGCGGGGTCGATTATCGCAACTGCGGCAGTTGGTGGAAATGGGGCTGCGGGCACAGACGTTGACGGGTCTACGATCGGTGCGGGCGGCGGTGGTGGGGGTGGTGGGTCAGAAGACACAGGATTAAATGGCGGCGGTGGGGGTAATGGCGGGACCTGCGGAGGAGGAGGCGGCGGCGGGGGCCGTGGGATTGTAGCGGGTGGCAATGGCGGTGCTGGCGCTCCCGGTTGCGTTCTCGTGACGTATCCCTGATGCGCGGCGCCATCGCCATGAACTTCGCGCTTTGGGCCATGATTGTGATAGCGTTCGGCAAGTGGTATTCGATAATTTAATTACAACGGAGCATCAAATGGGCGGTCATCTTCTCGCATCGGTAAATCCGGAAGCTGCGGACCTTATCCAGCCAGCCGCACCGCGCCCTCGCCTGCCGGGCGTCGGCCAAACCGTCGTGTACCATATGCGTCGCGGCCACGGTCGGAACGGTCGGACCTCGTTTCCGGCGCTCGTACAGGGTCACGGCGAGCGCGATACGCTGATGCTGACGGTCATCATCGACGCTGGGGATATGGTCGACGAGCAATTCGTTGAGATGATCGGCCCCGGCAAGGATGATGGGCATTGCTGGGAATGGCCGGAGGGCGTGCGGCCGCTGGCGGAGCGGCTTGATGAGCCGGCCGGGCTGCGGTCACTAGTGAACGAACTGGATGAGCAAATGGGCAGGATGCATCAATGCGTCCTCGGCGAATTTGAGGCACCGAAAGTCTCGATCATCCACATCATGCAGGATTTCGAGTCGCGTCTGCGTGCGGTGAAGGCCGAAAACGACGAGTTGCGGGCCAATCTTTTGTCTGCGGCCGATGTGCTGCCAGCGCCGCGTAACGGCAAAACCAAGGCGCGCGGGAAGAAGAAATGAGCGACGCCCGGCCGTTTGTTTTACGCAGGCGTCGCGAATCAATCACGGCCGAAGAGGTAATCAAGAAATTGCAGGAATTGGGCGGCGATCCGGTAACGGTCAACAAGATCGAGATAGCTATCGCAGCAATCCAAGATGGGAATGGTCGGTAAAATGGCTGCTCGCGGTGAAATATTGGATGACGTCGAATATCGGGACATGACCGATAAAGGCGACGATTATTTCACGGCCCAAGGCAAATCCATCGACAAAGACGCGGATGACTGGAATTCCGAGAGTTCGGCGACCGACGCCGACGATATCCAGGCCCGTCCGGTTTCCCTGCTCGGCCCGCGCGACAAGTTCATGATCCTGCAGCGGTGGTGGTATTCGGACGCGGACCAATCGGCCAATTGGCGCTCGCAGGCCACGGATGACCTCGGTTTCGTCGCTGGCGAGCAACTGACCGATGAGGACAAAGCCATTCTTGACGCTGCGAACCGCCCTCACGTCGTTTTCAACCGGGTGCTGACGATCATCAAGGCCATCGCCGGCATGGAAATCAACGGCCGGCATGAAATCGTGTTTCTGCCTGAGGAAAACGACGACACGATGGTTTCGGAAATCCTGTCGGGAACATCGAAATGGATGGGCCAGAAGTGCGACGGTGAGGACGAGCAGTCGGAGGCTTTCCAGAAGTGCGCCATTACCGGCATCGGCGTGACGGAATCCCGCTGGACCTATGAGTATGGGGCCAAGGGGAAATACGTCGAGGAGGAATTCGACTGCCGGGAGTTCTTCTGGGACCGGACGGCGAAGAAAAAGAACCTTGTTGACGCCCGGCGCATGGCTCGGGTTCGGCGGATGCCGCTTTCGGATGCCATGCAGATGTTTCCCGGCAAGTCGCGCCGTGCTCTTGATGCGTCGTGGGCGGACGCCGGGATTTATTACGATAGCGGGCCGCGATCGATCGAGGAAAAGCGCATTCGCGACGGCAAGAACTCATACCTCGATTGGGACGATACGAACGAAGTCACCATCGTCTGTATGCAGTGGTGGGAGCGTGAGCCGTATTACATGGTTGCCGACGAGCAATCGCAGGAAATGGTCGAGATGTCGCCGAAGGAATTTCGGACGCTGGACCGTATGCGCAGGTTGGCTGGCCAGCCGCGCCTTGACGGTGTGAAGATGACCAAGCGGGCCTATAAGCAGGCGTTCCTTGGGAATGAATATCTCGGGGGCGGCAAGGCGCCGCTGGGCCAGCAATTTAGCTGGGGCGTCATTACCGGCGAGTGGGATGCGAAAAAGCGGATGTGGTTCGGCCTGACGCGCGTGGTCCGCGACCCGCAGATGTGGGCCAACAAGTTCATGGCGCAGGTCATGCACATCATGAATTCGACGGCCAAGGGCGGTATCCTGGCGGAGCGGGACGCCTTTGACGACGAGTTGGAGGCCGAGGAAGGCTATGCGATGGCGGACACCATCACATGGCTCAAGAACGGCGCGCTGAGCCAAGGCAAAAACCCCAAGATTATGCCCAAGCCCGGCCAAGGCGACGCCTCGGCCTATGTGGCGCTCCTGCAATACGCCGTGACGGCCATTCCGCAGGTTACGGGGGTCAATTTCGAACTGCTCGGCCAGCAGGACATGCAGAACCCGGGCGTTGTCGAGGCGATGCGCAAGCAGGCCGGCATGACGGTGCTGGCGACGCTGTTCGATGCTTTGCGGCGGTATCGGAAGATAATCGGCCGGATGCGGCTGGACGTGATCCAGCGGCGCATGAGCGACGGGCGGATTATCCGGATTGTCGGGCCGCAATATACCGGCGCGGTGCGGCTGGCGAAGGATGTCACGGCCGGCGAGTACGATGTGACCGTTGACGACGCGCCGACGTCGCCGAACCAGAAAGAGGCGAACTGGCTGATTATTTCGTCGCTTATCCCGGTGTTCAAAGATCAATTGATGCAACAGCCCGAATTGCTGGCGATGATCCTCGAATACTCGCCGCTTCCTGCTCCGTTGGTGGCTGCGTTCAAGCGGATTGCGCTCGCTCCGCCCGATCCAGCGAAGGCTGCGGAGCAGCAGAAGGCCAAGGAATTGATGGTCGCGAAGGTTCTGGCTGAGATCAGCAAGGACGATTCGATTGCGAACATGAATAACGCCAAGGCCGGGGCGCAGCAGGGCACGGCGGCCTACGATCTGGCGATTGCGCAGAATATGCAGCACGACAATGCGTTGCAGCGTGGGAAACTGTTAATTGACGCCAAGAAGGGCGATGCCGAGGTCGGCTTGATCCACGCCAAGGCGGCGCGGGAGGCGGCCGGCATTCACCACGACACGGCGTCAAGCGCGGTGGATATCCTCAACGCCCGAACCAAGCATATCGAGGCGACGGACAAGATGCACACAAACCGCGTCGGGGCGCTGAGTGACCATATGGCGGCGACGGCTGGGGTGCACCACGATTTGGCTGCGGCGTTCCAGAAGCGGGTTGCGGGGATGGTCGCGGCGCGGACGCCGATTGTTGATCCGAACAAGCAGAAGGCATCAAATGGCTAATATTCCTGACGACGTTTTGGAGAAAGTGGCATCGGCGCTGACGGCGGCCGTTGGCATTACGATGGTTCACGCCAAGGAAATGAACAAGAAAATGCTTGATGCGTCCATCGCGTTGGACGATGCCATCAATGCGGAAGATGCCGACGACGAATGATCCGTTCCCACTCCGCACTACTCCGCCACGCGCAGGATTTCTTCGCCGCCGAACTAGTCGGCCTATACCGCTGGGACCGAGTGACGATTGCCGAGCCGGAGCGGATGCCTGCCATCCCGTCGAATGCCGAATACCGCGACCGTCGGCGGATGATGGAAGAACGCGAGGGGCGGGGGAAATACCTCGAACAGGTCCGGATATTGTTCAAGCCGTGGGAAATTCTGGTTTACTCGTCGATGGAGCGTCCTCCGCTTGGCGAGGTTTTGCTGCGGGACTTCGACAGCACGCAAACGCTGGTTGAGGGACCGCTCGACTCGGCCACTTGGTCGAAAATCGGAAATTGGATAAGATCGCATCAACAGAGGATTGCATCATGAGGAAACCGATTTTATGTCTCGACTTTGACGGCGTGCTGCACAGTTATTCGAGCGGATGGAAAGGCGCTGATGTGATCCCCGATCCGCCGACCGATGGCATGGCCGCTTTTCTGGATAAGGCGGTTGATTTTTTCGATGTGCAGATATTCAGCAGCCGCACGCATCAGCCCGGCGGCGTCGACGCCATGAAGCGATTTATTTGGGACGCCCTCGCTCATCATTTTGACTGCCCGTTCGCTGGCGATCCTCGCGGCTTTGATCGTGCACTTGCTGTGCGCGACGCCATTTCATACCCAACCGAGAAGCCTGCGGCCATGGTATCTATCGACGACCGGGCGCTCTGCTTTACCGGCAATTGGGCCGATTTCGATCCGCAACGCCTTTTGGAGTTTCAGCCATGGAACAAGTCAAAGTCACTTGGTTCGACCATCAACGTGAGCCGCAGTGCGACCCTAATCCGGCGTATCCAGACGGCATTGATGTTGATCTTCGCGCCAAGTCGGGCGCGCGGGGCTGCGTAACTGATCTGCCATATCCGGCCCCGCGTTGCGGCATATATCTCGTTGTCTGCGAAAAATGCGGGTATTCTGCCGCGATCACGACTGCGGGCCGTGTTGATGATCCGAAAAAGGTCACGCTGCCCTGCAAGCTGAATTAGCACCGAAGGAACCGCATCAAATGGTTAACCCCGAGAAACTCCCCGATACCGATCAAGGCGCGTCGTCCGGCCCGGCCCCGATTGACGGGCTGACGGCAGAGGAGCAGGCGCAGCTTGACGCCATGCAGGCAGGCGAGGGCGGCACGCCGGAGGGCGGGAATGTTGACCCGTCCGGCGACGAGCCGATTGATCCGGACCCGGATGCGGAGCCTGAGGACGATCTCGGTGACGCGGAACCTGCCGAGGGCGACGCAGTTCCGGGTGAGCGCGAACCTGCCGCCGCTGATGGTGCCCAGCGCAAGCCCAAGACGATCAGCTACGGCCGGCACCAAAAGGAACTCGCCAAGGCAGAGAAGGTGCGGGCGGACCTGCAGGCCCAACTCGACGGGTCACGCGGGGAGACGAAGAAGGAGCGCGAGGAACGGCTGCGGCTGGACGAACGCACGAAGATGCTGCTTGAGGCCATCCAAGCCAAGCCCGCGCCATCGGCCGTCGCTGCGGAACCTGCCGACCCGGAACCGAACGCCGATGAGGACCCGATTGGGCACACCCAATGGGAAAACCGCCAGTTCCGGAAGGAACTCGACGAGATCAAGGGTGGCCAGAAGAAGCAGCAAGAGGTTTCGGCGGCGGAAACCGAGGAGCGGCAGGTGATGCAGGACCTAGACGCCGATATCGGCCGCGCGGTGGCGGCGGACCCGACGTTCACCGACGCCTTTGTGCATCTGCGGGAGACTAGGTTCACGGAACTCGGGCATATCTTCGCGAACATCGATATCAACGACCCGCAACAGTGCGCGCAGTTGACGCCGAAGGAACAGGCGGAACTATCGCAGAATATCCAGCGCACGTTTATGAACGAGCAGCTTTTGGTCGCTCGGCAGGCTATCGGCGCCGGCCGTTCCCCTGCGGCGGTGATTGCCAATCTGGCCAAGGCGCGGGGGTTTAAGCCCAAGGCGGCCGACGCTGGCGACGGCGGGGCCGCTGAGGCGGCTGCGGCTGCCCGCGGCGGGAATGGCGCGGCCAAGCCCAGCAACGGCTCTGCGTCCCCTGCGGCTGGCGGGAAAGCACCTTCCGTGAAGGACCAACTGAACGCGGTGCGGGACAATCTGGAAGCCTCGCGGTCGCTTTCGGACGCTGGCGGATCGCCTGGGGCCAATATGACGCCGCAGCGGATCGCGGATATGTCGCCGGAGGAATTCGAGCGGTACTATGACAGCATCCCCAAGGACCAGTTTGACCGGATGATGGGAAAGGTGCCGCAGTGACCGTCGACTGGGAATTGCTCGGATATTGCCTCGCCATGGTCGGGGCGGTGGTGGCTATGCTTTGGCTGCGTCCTCGGTGGGACACGGGCGGCGGCGCGCTGATGATATTCGCGCTGGGGATTATCGGCGCTCCGATTTGGACAGTGTTGCTGGCCCTCATCTGTCTATGGGGGCTGATTTACATGACCGCCACGCTCGCATGGTATATTTTCGTCGCGCCGTTTATCTGGCTGTATCGCCATCGGCGGGCGGCGTGATCGAATACATCGCCATTAAGGTCACCAAGGCCATTCTCATCACATTCGGAATCCTGATCGGCGTTCCCTACGTTCTGGCGCTGATCGGGCTGGCGAGGGTCGCGGACCGCGCTGGGCGGCGGCGATATCGGAGAGTTTAACCGCACCGGACGGCTCCAACCTTGGCGGCCTCAGAAACGGGGCCGTTTTTCTTTGGGCGTTGACGAAACAATATTACACGGCTATATCTGCGGCCGGGTCGAGTATGGAGACCAACGGACAGCTTTGCTGATCCCGAAAAAATACACGGTGAGAACCGGCACCCAAACTAGGCACAAGGCCACCGCTTCGGGGCCTTAACCGATGCACCTCCACAAAATTTGAGCTTGGCCGCAGCGTGCGGCCGTCCCAAATGCAAGGTGCGCTATGTCAACGACCAATTTCCCGCAAAATGACGCCCTTGCGGTAAAACTCTGGGCGCGGGTTCTGGAAACGGAAGCCCTCAAATACACCGCCATTCGGCCACTCATCGGCAGCGACGAAAATTCCATCATCCATCTGCAGAACGCCTTGAGCAAAGGCCCGGGCGATCAAATCACCTACGCCATCGTCATGCAGCTTGCGCAGGCTGGTTTCACCGAAAACCAACTGGCCGAGGGCAACGGCGAGGCGCTAACGACCTATTCCGACGCTCTGGTCATCAACGAACTGATGGGCGTGGTCGGCGTCAAGTCCCGCCGGACCATCGACCAGCAGCGCGTGCCGTGGGACCTCCGCGACGTGGCCAAGGGCCGACTCCGCGACTGGTACGCCAAGCGGTATTCGGTCGAGTTCTTCAATCAGGTGTGCGGCTACACGCCTCAGGGCGATGCCCGATACACTGGCCTGAATGGCGTCACGGCGCCGTCGGCAACGCGCATTATTCGCCAGTCCGGCCGCGCGTCGGACGATCTTCTTACCTCGGCGGACACGTTCACCCTCGGCCTGATTGACGCGGCGAAGGAGGCGGCTATTACGGCTTCCCCGATGCTTCGGCCGATCCAGTACAAGGGCACGTCGATGCGGGAGGGCGGGCGTTCTGACTTCAACAACGCCCTTGAGGACATGTTCTGCATGTACCTCCATCCGTATCAGGTTACGGCGATGCGCCGGAACACGTCGACCGGCCAATGGCAGGACTTGCAGAAGGCGGCCTATATGGGCCTGCGCCAGACCGGCAACCCGATCTTCTCGGGCGCGATCGGCATTTACAACGGCGTCATTCTGCGCCAGGCGTTCGATGTCACCAATGGCGTCTCGGCGGCTGGCGCCGACGTGTCGACGGTCAAGCGGGCCGTGCTGCTCGGTGCGCAGGCTGCCATGATGGGCTTTGGCCAGGACAACGGCCCCACCAAGATCACTTGGAACGAGGAACTTTTCGACCACAAACGGCGGTTGGAGATTTCCGCGCTCACCATCCACGGGATGAAAAAGACCCGGTACAATGCGGTGGACTACGGAACGATCGTCGTTTCGACCTACGCCGCTGCGTCAACGTTCTAAGGGAGCAGCACAATGACCACCGGAGTCCTCGGAGTTGCTGCGCGGCAGGACCCGCGCCAAGTCGTCAACACGCTGAAGAAGACGTTCAACTTCAACGACGCGGGCATTGCGACGGGTATCCCGTTCGACAATTACCTACCTCAGAACGCCTTCATCGAGAACGTGCTCGTCGAAATCGTCGCCGTGTTCAATGCTGGTACTACCAACGTCGTCACGGTCGGCACGGTCGCCGCCGCCTACAACAATATCGTGAACGCGGGCGATCTGAACGAGGCCGTGACGGGCGTGACGCAGGTTACGCGCTCGTTCGGGCGGTCGCTCACCGCATCCGGCGACGTGCTACCGTTCGTGATGTACACCCAGACCGGCACCCCCGCGACCACGGGGCAGGGCATCTGCGTCATCTTCTATGAGGGCGGCTGGCTGTCGTAAACCGCGCGGTCATATCTCTTATCGCACAACGGAGAATACGATGCCTTTTACCCAAATTATCGACGGACTGCAGACCAACCAAGAGACAGGTTCTACGGCCGCGAACCTGTCGTCAGGTCTGACCTCGATCATCTCATCGACGGCGGCGCAGGCTTATGCTCTGCCGGCGCCGTTCCCCGGCCTGATGAAGACGATCGTCAAGACTTCATCGTCGACTGCGGTGCAGACGGTTTCGGCCACGGCTGGCGGCAGTACGTCCACCATCGGTCTCACCGGGGTTACGCTGACATTCAGCGCGGCGGATCAGTCCGTGATTCTGATGGGCGTGGCGGCGAACAAGTGGCAAATTGTTTCCAATGTGGGGTCGGTTACGGTATCCTGAGTGAATGGGAAGCACGAAAAAGATCGCGGTACTTGGGACCGCCACAAGCACTTTAGAGTTCGCCCCGGTCAACGATCCGTCGTGGGAGATTTGGGCGTGCTCACCTTGGATGCAGGGAAAGTTGCATCCTCGGTCGGATGGTGTCGGAGGGTTCGACCAGTTCTTTGAAATCCATCACTTGGCGCAATTTGCGCCATCAGAGGTGACGGAATTCATTCCATGGATGGGGAAGTGCGGAAAGCCGGTTCACGTATTCCACGACCTGGGAATTCCAAATCAGGTTTTCTATCCGAGGGAGAAGATTGAAGCCCAGCACGGTCCCGCATTCCTGACATCGACCATTGCATGGATGCTCGCACTCGCGATTGACGAGAGGCCGGCCCAGATTGGAATCTGGGGGGTCGATATGGCGGAGGGAACAGAATACGCATGCCAGAAACAGGGGTGCTTGCACTTCATGGCTTTGGCGAAGTTGCTGGGAATTGATATCGCGTTGCCGTCCGGAAGTGAGTTGCTTAATGTGCGCGCACCTTACCCTGATCGTTATGCCACCGACATCGCCGTCAGATTGAAGAAAATGATCGATAAGGCGAGTGCGGAATTGGTTGAGATCGAAAAGGGCTGCAGATTGGTTGACGAGGCAAGGGCCACAAAGCGCGGCGAGTTGGAAGCTTTGAATTCAATATATCGGACCATGGTTTAAGGGGAATACGCATATGCTGAAACGCCTCCTGCCGTCCATCATCTTCGCGCTGGGCCTGATCGGTGCGGCGTATGCCGTGAATATCACCGGCACCAATACCGCGAACGAAAACTCCGTCGTGAAGATGGGTTACGAGCGGCTTTCGGTGACGGACGCGATCACGGCCTTTGCTGGGGGAGGGCAGACCAGCGCGGTCCTGCTGGATTCGGGATACAATCGGGTCACCACCGTCGCGTCCGGAAACGATAGCGTCAAACTGCCGTCCTGCCATACCGGGGCGATCAGCGCCGGCCAATTGCCTGCGGGGCAGATTTCCGGCAATACGATTGGGTTGATCGTATGGGTCACCAACGCCGCTGCATCGAACTCGATGAACGTCTATCCGCAGACGGGCGAGTCGATCAACGCCATCGCCGCGAACAGCCCATACGCGATGGCGGCAAACAAAACCTCGGCTTTCATCTGCTCGCCGGCCGGAACGATTTGGTATTCGCTGCTTGGATCATAGTATGGTGGTGATGAATGGCCACCGGGAAATCTGCAACGGATATGATCGCGCGCATCGCGAGCGAACTCGGGCAGCGGTCTGATCTCGCCCCCGGCGGGGCTTATCCTACCGTCATCACGAACGCGATTTCTGATGCAGTCGGAATCTACCAGAAAGAGCGGTTTCGGTTCAACGAACTGCAGCCAATTTCCCCATTCACATTGAACACGGTGCAGGGCCAGACCGTTTATGGCGTGGCGGCAGATGCTCGCATTCCGACGCTATACAAAATCGACTATATCAATTATCTGCTCGGTACTACGACGGAGCGGATGGACCGTGTTTTCCCCGAGGATGTTTATTTGGCGTTGCAGAACGGCACGGAAGCCGGGCCACCTCAAGAGTGGGCTTGGGATGGTCAGTCCATCGTCATCTATCCACGGCCGCCATCGACTTCGTATCTGTTGACCATCGGCGGATACCTGGCTCTTGATGGCCCAGATTTGACGACGCAACCCGGGCGCGATGTCACCACAAATCCATGGATGAACGATGCGGAGCGGCTGATCCGGTCGCGCGCCAAATATGAGATTGCGCTCAATTTCACCCGCAATGACAAGATGGTGGCGGCGATGGCTCCTGACTTTGGCAGTGGGGGCGCGACGGAGCGCGCGTTCAATGAGTTGATAGGCGAGGCTAACAAAATCCGTGGCACATCCCGCATTCGTCCAATGCCATTCTGAGGGGCCATAGATGCCCATCATCCCATTTCCCGCTTATCGGCCGGACCTCACGGACCTCGGGACCGAAAGTTCGGTTCTGATCTCTGGCGTCCTTCCTCGCGGGGATGGCTTTGGGCCGTTCAAATCGTTCATTGGCTTTACTCAGGCGCTGCCGGCCAATTGCAGGGGTTTTTTCTTCGCCCGGCGGAGCGATGGATCGATCGCGGTTTTCGCCAGCACGTCCACGCGGCTTTACCTGCTGGACAATTCCAGTTTCGCATGGACCGATGTTAGTAAGGGCGGCATCGCATACGGCGCGCTGCCTTCCGACAAGAATTGGAAATTCGCGCAGTTCAATGACTTTGTTTTGGCGGTTCAGGTCAATACGGTGCCGCAGAAATTCGTACTGAGTTCGGGGTCCGCGTTTGTCGATCTCGGCGGGTCGCCTCCGCAGGCGGGGCAGATTGCCATCGTCAACGGGTTCGTGATGCTGACGGAGTTGCTTTCCAATTCGCGGCGCGCGCATTGGTGTGATCTGTTTGCGCCGGAGACATGGACGGCCGGCGTGGGGCTGGCAGATTTTCAGGACTTTCCGGACGGCGGCGTTTGCCATGCGATATCTGGTGGCGATGCATACGGGGTAATTTTTCAGGATGAGGCAATTCGGAGCCTGACCTATGCGCCGGGGTCGGCGGCTGTGTTCCAGATTGCGCGGATATCGACACAGGATACGCTCTTTGCGGAATATTCGGTCATCAACGCTGGGACGCGGACCTTCTTTCTATCGGCGCAAGGGTTCAAGGTCATCGTATCGGGCGGTGAGCCTGTGGCGATCGGAAAAGAGCAAGTCGATACGTTCTTTTTCGAGGATGTTGACCGCAACAGCCTGCAACTCGTCATCGGGGTCGCGGACCCGGCTGGGACGCGGGTGGGATGGGCCTATAAATCGCAACAAGGCAGCGCTGGGCTATTCGACAAAATCCTGTGGTTTGATTGGTCGATCAAGGACCGGCCGTGGTCGATTGTGCCGATGTCGGGGCAGTATATCGGGTATCTCGCCAAGCCTGGGTTGACGCTTGAGGCTTTGGACACGATCGCGCCTGGGACGATTGCGATAACGAACGTGACCAATGCGGGCGGGTTCTGCGTTTTGACGGTCGCGAGCATTGCGCGGGTATCCGGGCCGGCTCCGCCGGACGGCGCTCCGACCGAAACGCAGTTGCAGGTTAACGACCGGATTGCGGTCAGCGGCGTGACCGGCACGGGCGGCCTTCCTGCAGCGATCAACGTGGGGAACATCAAGATTACGGCTATCGCAGGGACCGGGCCGTTTACCCTGACGACAAACGTTGCTTTTGTCGGGGCCTATACCAGCGGCGGACTGATTGCTGGATCGATTGATGCGCTGCCGTTCTCGCTGGATAGCATTTCGGCGGCAGCTGTTGCCGCGCTAGCAGCTGTTGGCCCCACATCCATTCTCGGGTTTTTCACCGGCCCCAATATCGAGGCCATTCTTGAGACGCCAGAGCAGGATTTGGGGGCATGGATATTCCTTGACGGAATCATGCCGTACACAGATTCGGCGGAAGCGATGGGGTCGATTGGCTATCGGAACACGGCTCAGGGGGCGGTGAGTTACACGGCGGAGACGGCGATCAACGGTCGCGGCGATTGTCCAGTGAATATCGAGGCGCAATTTATGAAGGCTCGACTGCGTATCCCGGCTGGATCGACGTGGCGGTACGCTCGGGGCATCCGGCCGAATGCGCAGCAAGCCGGGGATAGCTGATGGCTATTCAACTTCAGCCACAGGAAAAATCCATCGTTCGCATCGTGCAGGCGATCATCGAACTTGTGCAGGGGCGACAGAACAGTATCGGGGATGTTACTTTAACCGTTGGTCCGACTTCGACGGTCGTTTCGTTCGTGAATTGCTCATCGGATTGCAGGGTATTTTTGCAGCCGCAGAACGCGGCGGCGGTTGCGGCGCAGGCAACTGTTGCTAAAGCGGATACGCTTAAAGGGTCATTCACCATCCGGCATAACGTAGTTGGCGCTGGGACAATTCTATCTTTCCTCTGCATCGGGGGTTGACCATGGAAACGATGACGGTTGCATGCGTCGAACCTCAGATGGCCGGCAGGCTTTGGCCGAAAGTTCGCGATTTGATCGATGTTGGCTATGCGGCTGGCGGCGACTTCATGCCGGAAGATATGCTTGAGCAAATCCGCTACGGGAAAATCCTGATCTGGATCGCGATCGACGAGGACAGCGGGCATATTCACGCGGCGATGACAACCGAACTCGTGGCGATGCGATGTGGCCTCGTATGTTGGATGGGGCAATGCGGCGGCGATCGGCTACAGGATTGGTCTGGCTTTCACGTCAAGATCGAAGAATATGCGCGCGACGAGGGCTGTGTTAAGATCGTCTTGCGAGGCCGTCGGGCTTGGGAGCGCGTCCTCGATGGGTTCAAAGTTCGCACGGTGCAATTGGAAAAAGTCTTATGACTTGGTGGATTTGGTCATTGATTGGAATTTACGTCATCGGTTTCGTGGCGGTATTCCTATTCAATATGGCGATAGGTCCGATCACGCCGGGGCTGTGTTTGTTGCGCGCGGCTGTATGGCCGTGGTTTATTTTGACTGGCCAGCCTCGCGGCGCGCCAATGATGATGGATTGAGGCTGCGATGACCGATAGCACCAAAACCACCAATCAATCGCAAACGAGCCAGACCTCACCGTGGGCACCGACGCAAGGATTGCTCGGTAACCTGATCAATTCGTACGGCGATCAGAGCACGGCGGTTACGGGCGGGCAGTCGGCGGCGCTTTCCAATCTGTCGGGGGCAACGTCGAACCTGCCGAATTTCGGCGCGGCGGGCACGGGGGCGATTTCCAATCTGTTCAACACGAACAATTCCGGCCAAGTCGGGATGCTCAATACTGCCTATGACACACTGAGGGGCAATTTGGGTGCGACGGCGAGCGGGGCAAATCTCAATCCATATTCGACGCCGGGGTTTGGCGACGCGCTCGGCACGGCGATGGACGATATCACCAACCGGACGAAGGGCGTTTACGCGGCATCCGGCCGTGACCCGTCGGGCGCGGGATCGTTTGCGCAGTCGCTCGGCCGTGGTCTGACGCAAGGTATCTCGCCGCTGATCCAGAGTCAGTTCAATCAGAACTACTCGAACATGGCTGCGGCAAACCGCGATCTATTCTCGGGCGCGGGGTCGACGGCATCTGGCATCAACAATCTGAACCAGCAGCAGTTGAGCAACGGCATCACTGGCATCGGGGCGGCGAGCGCAATCCCGAGCCTCTATACGTCGCCTGCGATGGCGCAGCTTGGCGCGGCGAATGCTCAATATGCACAGCCATACCAGAACCTCGCTCAATTGTTGCAGCCGTCGGCGGCTATTGCTGGCTTGGGAAGCCAATCGAGCGGCACGGGAACCAGCACGCAAACTTCGCAGCCGTCTCTCATGGATTCGATTATGGGCGGATTTAAGCTGGCCGGCACTGGGGCGAGCGCGGCGGGGTCTGCGGCTGCGGCATGGCCTGCGTTGCTGGCGCTATCCGATGTCCGCGCGAAAGAGAACATTGCGCACGTCGGCAAATTGCATGATGGCCAGAACGTCTATTCGTTCAACATGAAGGGGTCGAAAACTCCGCAGGTTGGCCTGCTTGCGCAGGAAGTCCAGCAACACGTCCCGGATGCCGTGCATGAGCATCCGTCCGGTCTCAAGATGGTGGACTATTCGCGAGCTACCCATAAGGCTCGCGCCATGGGTGGCGGTGTCGGCGCATTGAGGGCTGCGTAATGGCCGAAAACTGGATGACGGACCTGTTGGCAAACCTACAAGGCGGTGGCGCGCCTACCGCGTTTGGTCCTGCCGCGTCGCCGTTCCCGGATATTCCGCAACCTCCGTTCGGCGTTCCGGACATGAACAGCGCTGGCATTCAACTGGCGATGAACCAAGCGCCAGAGGGAACCGGCGTTCCCGGCCCGGCTGGGATGGCTCCGCCAGTGACCGGCGGGAGCGCTCCGTTCGGTATTCCCCCGTCCGTGCAGTTGGCTGCAAAACTCGCGGCACCTCCCCAGACGCCGCCTGAGCCGCCCGGAGGACCACTTCCGCCCGGTGCGGTGCCTCTGCCCAAGCCGCGCCCAGAGGAAGCGCCAGCGGCCACGCCAACCGATATCAGCGCCCAATCCAGAGTGCCCGCCGCCGCGCCCATGGGGCTGGCTCCGCCTGCGCCTAACGAACCATCATTCCTGCAGAAAACTGGAACATTTGCGAAAGCCATTGCCCCAGCATTACTCGGCGTCGGTGCCGCGTTGCAGGGTGACCAAGGCCACTTGGCCGCGACGATGGCTGCGCAGCGTGATGCTTTGGCAATGCAGGCCGAAAATCAGGACCTAACATCGCGGGCGCTTTTGAAGGCGGGCGCTTCTGCCTCCGACGTGGCTGCGGCGGTGAAAAACCCAGATTTGCTCAAGGCTCTGGTCGGGAAATATTATGCCAAGGACGATGGCATCAAGTTTGAAAAGGTGAAGGATGCCAACGGCAACGAGGTTGGGATTTGGGTCGATCCTAAAAAGCGGACTGTGGAGTCGGCAAATATCCCAGGCATTGGGGACAAGACCGAAGGCCAGAACCTGACGGCGAACGCCCTGCGGAAGGCTGGCGCGCCGGATGAACTCGTGGCCGCCGCCGTGAAAAATCCAGAAGTGCTGAAAGCTGCGATTGCCCAATACCTCGGCAAGGACAAATTCAAGGTCGTGCAGATTGGCGAGAATGATCGAGGCAAAAAGACGTTCCAGCTTATGAACGAGCAAGACGGGACCTTTAAGCCGATTCCGGGCGGCGAAGTGGCTGCGGATAACGCTACGGAAGCGGCGGCCGCAGCGGGCATCACGGGGGCAAAATTCCTGGAGACGGTTCCGAATGCGCAGGATCGGTCACTTATCAAGCAGTTGACCCAATACGATCTCGACCCTGGGAAGCTGTCGGCCAAGGGCGGTAATCGTGAACGGTTGCTGGCGCTTGCCGAGCAGTATGATCCGGATTTCAAGGCCGCGCTCTACGCGCCGCGTGCGGCGGTGTTAAAGGAATTCACGAGCGGCGGCGCGAATTCCCCGGCGTCGATCATCACCAACGGCAACACCGCAATTCAGCATTTGGGGCGGATGAGCGAGTTGGCTGATAAACTTGGAGGGGTCAACAGGGCTGGTATCCTGAATGCCCCGATTAATTGGGCAAACATCACGATTGAGGAATTGAAAAACAACCCGGATTTGGCTCGGTTCAAGGGCGCGCAGGATCGGTTTGTGGAAGAGGCCACGAAATTCTATCGCGGCGTTGGCGGCAACAAGGCCGATATCGACCGCGCGCTGCATATCCTGACGGCGGCGCAGTCCCCCGAGGCTCGGCAGGCGGCCATTCAAGAGCAGGCCGAATTGATGCAGTCCAAGGTCAACGCCTTGCAGGACAGATTCAAAAGCGGGATGGGTCCTAGCGGATGGAAAAAGGCGCTTTCGGAGGCAGGGACGGAATTCTCGATCGTGCAGCAGCATAGCGCTGAGGAATTAGACAAAATCCGCAAGCGCGCGGCTGGTGAAAAGGTTGCGCCTTCGGCTTCCGCGCCTATTGCTCCCGTTACCAAGGGAACCACGTCCAGCGGTATCACTTGGAGCATTCACTGATGGCGACGCTCACCATCGGCGATAAATCGGTTTCGGTCGGCGACGACTTTTTGAAGTTGACGCCGGAACAGCAGAACGCGACCGTTGAGGAAATATCGAAGTCGATCGGGGCTGCGCCGACCGAACCCGTGACGGCTAATAAAGTTGCGCGGTCGGCGGCAACTGGGGTTCCGATTGTCGGCGGCGTGCTGAACCAACTGGATGCCGCGACCAATGCGGCGCTGGCGCCGGTTCTCAATCCGCTATTCGCCGAAAAGGACCAATTGAAGGGCGCGACCTTCGCCGAGCGCCGGGCCGAGTCGCTGCGCCAGCAAAACGCGATGGATGAGAAGTTCGCAGCGGCGCATCCCGTGGTGGATACGGCCGCCAAGATCACGGGCGGTGTCGCTGGAACCATCCCGGCCATGATGGCGGCGCCGGCCGCATTCGGCCTGACCGGAACCTTGCCGCAGATGGTTGCCCGTGGGGCGGTATCGAACGCGGCGTTGGGCGGTGCTGATGCGCTGGTGCGCGGGGAGGACCCGACGACGGCGGCCACGGTCGGCGGGGTGGTAGGTGCTGCGGCGCCGCTGGCGGGTCGCGCGGTCGGCAAGTTGGCCCAATCATACCGGGACTTCCGCAGCCCGCCGCCGGTGGTCGCGCAGAACGTCGAACGGGTCGCTGGCGTTGATGTGCCGCTGACCACGGGGCAAGCCACGGCTGACCCCGCCGTACAGGCTGAGGAGGAGATTATGCGACGGGGCGCGCGGGGCGCGTCGGCTGAGGACGTGGCCCGGCAGGCAGACCAGCAAGCGCAGGCGGCCGTTGCGGAGGCTTCCGGAAACATCACCAAGTCCCTTGACCCGACAGGCGCATCGGCGCGCACCGCCCCGCAGGCGGCCGGGCAGGTCGTTCAATCCGAATTGGCGCAGCAAGAGGCGGCGCGAACGGCTGCCGCTGCTGCGCAGGTCTCGCAGGTCGGCGCTGAGGGCGAAAGCCTGGCGCGCGGGCTTGGGGGTGGCGCGGCTCCGGTCTCTCCGTTTGATGCGGCTGAGAGTACTGGGGCCGCAGTCGCCGCAAGGGCGGCAGAGGCAAAGGCGGCAACGAAAGAGGCTTACAAGGCGCGGGATGCCGTTGAGGGCGTTTGGAATCCCGAATTCGCGGGCGGGCTGGCGGCGGATGTTCGCAAGCGCATTGCGTCTGGCGATGCCAGCGAGCGCATTCATGTTGATCCGGTTAACGAATCGATCGCATCCAAAGCCCTCAAAACTATCGACAATACCGTTGGGAACGGCGGCTTATTCCGGAACGATGCCGCCCCGCGCGCGAGTGCTGAGGAATTGGCGAGGTCGGCTGCGGCCAAGGAACTTTCCGATACGATGATTGCGCAGGGCATCAACCCTGAGAAGGCTCTAAAGGCGGCTGCGGACGCCCATGGTATTCCGGTGGAAGCGGTCGGGGCGGCTGAAAAGCCTCCCGCGATTGATCTGCGGGCGATGGATGATGCCCGCAAGCAACTCGGGACAATGTACCGTGACGCAAAGGAAAAAGGGATAGCGTCTGGCGACAAGTCCGATTGGCGCGCAATGGGCCGCATCCTTCACGAATTCGACAACGCCATTTCGGATGGTCTCAAGAGTGGCCAGTTTTCCGGCGACGCCAAATTGGCGAAGGAATTGCAGGACGCGGCGCGCAAATCTCACTCCGAATATAAGGAAACGTATTCGGCCAAGCCGGGCGATGAGATTGGACGGGCGATCGAGAAAATCCTCGGTCAATATTCCGACACTGCGGCCACGCCTGAGCAAATTCAGGCATTGTCCTATGGTCCGAAGTCAAATCCGGGCAGCGGCAACGCGGTGAAGGTCGCCGGCCGGTTGCAGAAAATACTGAGCCCGGAGGAATATGGGCAGTGGAAGTCTGGGTTGTTCAAATACGTTGACGATGCAGAGCTTTCGCCGGCCAAACGCTCCGCTCGGATTGATAATTTCCTGCAAACGAGTTTGGCGAAGGGTGCTTTGACGGCCGATGATCGGTCGGCCATGTCCACATACGCTCGGAACCTGCGTGCGACGGAACCTGCAGGCCGCCCTGCGAACGATCTCGAAAAGGCCATCGCGCGCATTGCAGGGACTGACGGTCATCTGCCGGCCGCGCCGAGCGAAGTGACGGACATGCTCTATTCCCGCACCGGAAAGGGCGACAAGGGCATTTCGCAACGACTGGCCGCCCATCTCAAGCAGAACTTGACGCTGGAAAGCTGGACGGCTGTTCGGCAGGGCATGTGGGAAAAACTGACCAATGCTGGCGAGGGAAAAGTCCCGTTCGAGGCGCAGGCTTTGTCACAGCGGCTGCATGAGTTCCTGAACGAGAGCGGCAAGGGGCTGTCCTCGATTCTGTTCACCAAGGCGGAACGGGACGAGATGGCCAAGTTGGCTGCGGTCTATCGGCGCATGACGCCGCTGAAGGGCACCACCAATCCCTCGGGAAGCGCGACCATCGGTGCCAAGATCGCGCATAAGGCGATGAACAATCTCGGCGCCATGCTCGGGTTCGGAGCTCACGGCGTCACCGGGGCAATCGTCGGCCACGGGGTACAGAAGGCCGCTGGTGCGATCAAGGATGCCCGGGCGGCAAAGGAGGCAACGCAACTATTTTTCGGTCCCCAGGCCAAGCGCGCGGCTATTACGAGCCGAATTCCGGCTCTGGTCGCGCCGGCTGCGGTTGCGGGGGCGCGGCGGTAGGCTCAATGTGGCGTGCGATGGCGTACAAGATGAGGATCATGGTAAGACCGGCCATCGGGCCGCCGAAGTGAACAAGGCCGATGGCGGCGGATTTCAAGGCGAGTAGCAGGACTAAAAGCAGGAATATGAGCATGTCCGCAGTTAAGCGCCGGAAACTTCCCAGTCAAGATCGGCTAAAGCATCTTTTTGATTACGATCAAGGGACTGGGTTTTTGATTCGGAGGGTAAATGTCAGCAATCAAAAGGCTGGGGAAAGGGCTGGTAATTTTTGCGCAAAAAGTGGCTATCGGGCCATATCTATTGACGGAGGCCAGTACAGAGAAGCCAACGTTATATGGGCGTGGATGACAGGGGTTGATCCTTCGGGCATTGTCGATCATCGGGATTTGGTTCGAGATAACAATGCATGGGTCAATTTGAGGCTTGGCACTCAATCACAAAACGTCGCCAATAGCCCAGTTCGAACAACCAATATTCTTGGCGTGAAAGGTGTGAGCAAAAAGCGCGGAAGGTTTAGGGTGCAAATTACAGTAGACGGAGAGAACCATCATCTCGGCACTTTTGATACGGTTGAGGAAGCGTCATCGGTGCGCATGGCTAGGGCGAAAGAACTGTTCGGCGAATTCGCGAGGCTCGCATGAATGGGTTGGAGACAGTTCGGGCTCTTATCGACAAGGGATACACGCCTGCGCAGGCGGCGGCTCTTGCTGGTCACGTCATGCAGGAAAGTGGGTTCGATCCATCGAATGTCAACAAAGGTGAGGATGCGCACGGGCTTGTGCAATGGCGCGGCGACCGCTGGCAAGGTTTGCAGGATTTCGCCAAAGCGCAAGGGAAATCTCCGACCGATCCCTTGGTGCAGATGGATTTCATCGGCCACGAAATGAGAGGCCCTGAGGCAAAGGCTGGCGCAGGGTTCATGGCGGCTCCCGACGTTGCGAGCGCCAGTGCGGCTCTCAAGCCCTATATTCGATATGCCGACCCAGGTGGTGCACAGACTGCCCTGCGGACGAATAACGCGGTCGGACTGCTGGCCCAATATAACGGCGGCGCGCCAACTGCGCCGGTCGATCCGACCAATCCCGCCGATCCGACGCAATCTGTGGCCGCACCCGCCGCGCCGCTATCCATCGCGCCAGACGCGGCAACGCCCGTGGGCTCGCTGGCGTCGTCGCTGCAGTCGTTGGGCGGCAGTTTGGGCGGCGGCACTTCGGGCCAACCGGCGCAGCAACCGGCCGCGCCTGACTTCCTCGCGCCGCAGCAAATCGCCATGCCGCAGGCAAATACCGGACAATCGCAACAAATCGCCGCCGCCTTGGCCAAGATGTACGGAATCGGAGCATGAAGATGAAATTGATGCGCGGACGGCTGGTTGAATTTCTGATCCTGCTGATGGTGGCTATTGGCGCTGGGCCTGCTGGCGCGGCTCTGTGGCAATGGTCGACTACGGCTGGCCTCAACGGCAACAGTGACCCAACTATCAATTTTGCGGAAGGCCAAGCCCCATCATCGCTGAATGATAGTGCGCGTGCCCTCATGGCGGCGGTCGCAGTCAACATCAAGGACACCAATGGCCAAATCACATCTGGCGGCACAATTGCGGCGCTCACCCTAACGACGAATACCGTTTTCCCGAGCGCATCCGCCTTGGTTGGGCAGGCGATCACCTTCATTGCCGGCACAGGCAACGGTGCGGGTGCAACGCTCAATATCGACGGGACCGGCGCGCTTGCGATCTTTATCGATGGTGTCAACGGGGCCGTGCCCGCGAATACCATCACGGCAGGCGGCATCTACACCGTGACGAACACGGGCGGCCTTTATCGGCTGCATTCCGTCTACAACAACCCCTATAATACGGCGCTCGGAAGTATTCTTTGGTCAACGCTTTCGACCGCGCCAAATGCGAACTTCGTTCTTGCAAACGGGCAGTGCCTCTCGACGACGACCTATTCGGTCTACTGGGTTGCGCTCGGGTCTCCGGCTAGCGGGGCGTGCGCTGGCGGGTTTTTTCAAATCATTGACTTGCGCGGTCGCGTTGTCGCCGGATTGGATACGCTCGCCGGAACTGGCGCGGCGGGACGCCTCACGTCGTCTGCGACGGGTTGCGGCACGGCAATGACGACGGTTGGAGCGGTCTGCGCGAACGGCCTTGAGGGCTACTCTCTCACTGCCGCGCAAATTCCATCGATCACAGCGGCAAACGCCAGCGTTTCTCTCAGTGTGAGCACCACCACAAACAACTGGGTTGCGGGCAATACGTCGGATAGCACTGCGGTCAGCGCGGGTGGGGCTGGAACGGCATATACGGTTTCAACGGCCGTTGGCCCTGTCGTTTCCAAGCAGCCGGCATCTGGTAGCGCGACGGGCTCCGTATCGGTGACATCCAACAATACCAGCGGCGCCGTGCATCCTGAGGTGCAGCCGACGATCGGTCTCGTTCCTTTCTTGCGGGTGATTTGATGCTGGTTCAAACCAATCTACGGGTGCACCCAACGGCGGCGGCTCGGAACATTTACTATGAGGCTGCGGCTCCGATCACGGCCAACAATGTGCAGGATGCGATTGAGCAGGCTGCGGCCAGCGGCGGGGCGTCGATAACGCCGACGAACATTGCCATCGGGCAGTCGCCCTACACGGTGCTGGCGGCCGATCGGTATATCCGGGTGGATACATCCGGTGGCAACGTCACCATTAATATGATGCCGTCAGCCGCTCGCAATGGCCTTGATGTTGAAATCAAGAAGGTCACCGCAGATGCTAATTCGGCTTCCGCCGTCCGTAATGGTGGAGAGGACATCGACGGCATCGTGTCATATCCAATCGATTCGCCGCTGCTTGCGGTGAGGTTCATGCCGAGGGCAAATGGCTATGATGTTGTTTAGGAAACTTCGCTCGTCATTGTCTGCACTCGCAACGTCCCTCGCCGTTGCGGGTATGATGCTATCGCCTGTGCTTGCTCAACAGGGTATCCAATTCCCGACAGGAACCATCTACGGCAACGACACGGCGTCAACGCGATCTGGCAAGACAGCCACGATGTCGTCGATGTTCGACCGCGCCTATTGTTCGACGGTCGGCTATGTGATTGCCCGCACCATCGGAACTTGGACGTGCTCGCAGAATATCCCGGTCAAGGCGTCCTATTACGGCGCCATCTGCGACAGCGCGACGACGACATTTGCAGCGAAACTGCAAGATGCCGTAACGGCTGCGCAGAACGCTGGCGGCCTTCCGGTTGAATTGCCGCCGCCTGCCACCGTCGGCGCGAAATGCATTCACACAACCAGCGTGTGGACGAACATCTGGGCTGGCGCTGGCGTCTTGGCCGCGCCTGGAATGGACATCCGTGGCGTCGACCGTGATGTGACCGTGCTCGATACCCGCGTGGTCGGGTATGCGTTCGCGACCAATCCGGATTGGCAGTCGGCTTATAAATCGCTCTACCTTTCGACGGTCGGGGCTGGCGGCGTTCTGGCGTCTGGAACCTACTACGTCCAGATTACAATGACCGACCCGTCCGCCAACGAGGTATTGGTGACATCGGCAGAGCCGTTCACCGTCCCCGCTACGGGTCGGGTGACATTGCCGCTGCAATCGGTCCATACCGGATACTGCTACAACATCTATATTTCCGCTTCTAGCCTGATGACATCCTCAAGTTACGGGAAGATCAGTGGCTCCGATGCAATCTGCTTGGGCGGAAACCAGAGCGTCAATCTGACCGATTTTGGCACGGCTCATGCGGTTCCGACCAATAAGGTCGCGGTCTGGCAGCAAGCCAATTTCGAGAAATTCTCGATCACAAATCCCACCGCAGTAGCGGGGGCAAACTGCCTGAGTATTTTCAAGGTCGCGTATACGACCGTCGACAAGTTCTATTGCTCCAGCGTCGTCGATGGCATCGATATTCTGACCTATTTCGGCGATGCCGATGGCAGTTTCAACGTCAAGATTACCCAATCTAAATTCAACGGCGTGAGCGGATGGGGCATTAACGGCGCTGGCGCGGCGGCGGGCCTGTCCTACCTCTTTGTGGAAAACGTAATCTGCAATCTCTGCGGAACGCTGCCGGCGAACTATTTCCCGCCATCCCTTTATGGCTCTGGATTTGGAATCAGCACGATCTCGCGCGCCAGCCCGAACGTGATGACGACGACGGCTCCGCATACGCTGCAGACCAATGACGAGATTTACATTACCGGCGTCTTTGGCAGCATGACGCAGCTTGTGAACGGCTGGTATCGCGTCAACGTGACTGGGGCATCGACACTCAACCTTGAGGATTTGGTTACCGGAACGATCATCGATACCTCAGGGTTCACGCCATATACGACTGGCGGCGCATTCGCGCTGGCATGGCGTCCTCCGACACAGACGACGGGATCGGGAGGGTTTGCATGGGGCGGCCTTTCCGCAACCTTCAAGCATTCCGGGTGCACACAGGCAAACGGCACATGCTTCTACGCTACCGAGGTTGTCGGGTCGAACAATCTGAAACTGGATAATTTCACGGCCGAAAATACGCTCGGCAAGGGGTATTACATCGGGTCTCTGGCCGGCGGTGAATTCTCCGGCATCGAGGTATTGAGCGCGGTGGCCTATGGCCAGACCCATGCCGGGATGCAACTCGGCACCGGCTTTGCCGCCGGCGGGGTTTCAAACGTCACCGTATCCAGCGCCAAGGTACGGTCGGATGTGACGATTGCCATTGGGTTCGAGCAATTCCGAAACACGAACAATCCCACGGCGTTCACCGATTCAAACCGCGTCCGGAACGTCACTTGGACAACGTACGACCTTGCGGCAACGCAAGAGCGGTTTCGGGCATTTACTTTTGATCCGATCCCGGGCCAAGTTCAGCTTTCGATATCGGCGGTCAATACCGCACAGCTTATCCCCGTTGGATATGGCGGCTGCCTCCCGATTCATCTCAAGGCAACGGGTGAATGGGTTTGCGTTCGTGTCCCGAGCGCGGGTGTCACTCAAGCCGGCATTGGCGGGCTTTCGGCGACCACCACTTATCAACTCTACGCCTACAACTCGGCTGCGACCAATGCGCCATATGCCATTTCGATGGAGGTAAGCGCTACTGGCGTGGCTCTTGATGCCGCTGGATATTATGTGAAATCCAGCGATAGCACGCGGACTTTCGTCGGGCAGGCGAGGACCGATGGCAGCGGAAATTTCCAGACATCTGGAACGCAGAGCACTCTTTTCCCGATCCAGTCCACCGTTCCGATTGTAACGACCGCTGGTGCGGTGTCATGTCCGACATGTGCGGTGACTGGCACCACTATTACCGGAGCATATGGCATCACCGGAGGCGGCGATCTTTCGGCCAACCGAACGTTGGGCGTCAACCTCACTACGGCCGCCAACTCCATCGGCGGCAACGTCGCCATGAACAATACGGCGAACTATTTCGATGGTCCCAGCATGGCGCAGGGCACCACTGGGACATGGTGGGCTTCCGGTACGGTTACTGTCACAGATACTGCGGCGACCGCGAATATCGTTTGCAAGCTTTGGGACGGGACAACCGTAATCGATAGCGGTTCTCTGACCACGGCCACGATTGGCCAAAACGCGACTATGACGCTATCGGGAACGCTGGCCAGTCCGGCCGCGAACATGCGCATGTCGTGCCGGGATATTTCGGCAACCACTGGTCTGATTTTGAGTGGGGCGAGCGGCAACACCAAAGACAGCACAATCACAGGCGTTAGAATTCAATAAAGGGGTTGCATCATGCCAATCGACCGAAAGTTATTTTTTGCAGGCATTCGCCAAAGTCCATTTCCGGGGAAATTGACATCGGGCCAGGTCTCCGGAACGTCGGCCATTCTGGACGAGTGGGAGCGGCGCAATGCGCGGTAAACGCAGCGAGGAATGGGTTGGCGTCAGGCTCGGAAAACTCATTATCACCGAATTCTTGGGTCTGACTTCGTTCGGTCGCGGCCAGTCTGCATATTTCAAATTCAAGTGCGATTGCGGCAATGAGTTTGTAGCACAGAAGTCCAATGTGATTGGAAAAAAGAAAGATTGCGGATGCTCTGAAACTAAATCAGTTGGAACCTCGCCACGCGGGTTTACTCACCATCCGTTGAGCAAAATATGGCGCGCACTCATTTCCAGATGCTATCTAGATACCGATGGCAGTTACCCCGACTACGGCGCGCGAGGCATTTCTGTCTGCGGTCGTTGGATTGATGGCGAGAACGGCCTAACTGGTTTCGAGTGTTTTGTTGACGACATGGGGATGCGTCCAAAGGGTAATTACACCGTCGAACGCATTGAAGTGAACGGAAATTATGAGCCGTCCAATTGCAAATGGCTGCATAAATCTGGGCAGTCAAAGAACCGACGCAACGTTCCTATGATAACAATCGATGGCCGGACAATGTGCATACCAGATTGGTGCCGAGAGACTGGCGTCGGCTATTGGGTCGCTGTCCATCGCATCAAAAGGAAGGGGTGGCCGCCATCGGTCGCCGTTACAATCCCGAACGGAATACATTCGTTCGCGCCAACCGGAGAGCATCAATGACTATTTGGCCGAAAGATAATACAGCCGCGAAGAATGCCTTCTACGGTGATTTTCAGGATAAGGCTTGGGCAAGCCAATATTTGGTTCGAATCCACCCGCAGTTCATCATCTACTATGCCAAGAAGCCGATGCCGGCTGGTGTTCTTCTCAACAAGAAGTGCGCTGCGGCTATGCAGGCTGCATTTGATGAGATTTGGGAAAAGTGCGGTCACGATCAAAAACAGGTCGATAAGGCTGGGGCATCGGATTATGCCGGATGCTTCAATATCCGCAAGATCGCCGGAAGCAACAACTACTCCAACCATTCTTGGGCCTGCGCCATTGACTTATCGCCAGGAACCAACGGCTTCAATATGAAGGGCACACTTAGCCCGATTGTGGTAAACGCCTTCAAGCGGCAAGGCGCTCGATGGGGGGGCGACTACAAAGGCCGCAAGGACCCCATGCATTTCGAATTCGTTTCATCATAGAAAGGGATTATCCGTGAACAGCACACAGTTACAGACAACTTCAGCAACACTTGCCGGCGTGCTTGCCGGCTATGCCGCCGGACACGGCTGGCTTGGGTTGGACTTGGGAGCATGGACCGCCATCATTGCCGGGGGTATCGCGATTTGGCCCGCTATCGTTACGCGGGCTACGTCGCTCAAAAATACGGTGGGCGGCATGAAGAACACTACAGTCGTTACTGACGCGGCGAGTGCTGCGGCACTCCCCGACAACAAGGATGTGATCGCAGCAACTCCGGCGATTGTGGCAGCCATAAAGCAGGCGGCATGACCATGAAACGCATCATCGCAATCACGTTGCTCGGGCTATTCCTCGCCGGCTGTGCCAAAGAGATGGCGCTGCTAGGGACCATCCAGCAAGTCGCCACGGCGACGGTGCCGGCCAGCGTCGTTATCCCTGCCGCCAATGCCTTCGATATCCTCAAAGACACGGCGACGAACTATGCTCGGTACTGCATTCAGGGGAAATTCGTTGACGCGATTTGTTCGGCTGGCAATCGTCGAATTGTCGTCAAGTTCGTCCGCTCCGGCACGTCGGCGCGGGATCAACTGGAGGATAGCGTCCAGAACGGTACGCCTGCGGCGGCATCAATCTATAATGTCCTCGTGGCTGCCGTGCAGGGTCTACAGGGGACGCCTGCCGCGTCGTCGCAATTTGGAGGTGCCAAGTGAAAACAATCACGATGATGGAACTTCGTAAGTCGCCGGGAGAATATGCCTTCCGTGTACGTGCCGATGGGGAGA